TTTCCTTATCAACACTTACAGTTAATATATCACCTTCTTCTAAAGAACCATCCAATAATTTATTTGCAATTGAATCTTCAATATATTTTTGAATTGCCCTGTTTAAAGGTCTTGCCCCCATTTTAGAATCATATCCTTTTTCTATTAAAAATTCTTTCATTTCTGTTGAAATTTCTATACCATAACCCATATCATTTACACGTTTTGTCAAATCTTGTAGGGGTATATTAACAATTTTTAATAAAGATTCTTTATCCAAAGATTTAAAATAAACAACTTCATCCAAACGATTTAAGAATTCAGGTGAAAATTTCTTTTTAAGTTCTTTTTCAAGAACATATTTTGTATCTTCATCTTCATTTCTGTTTGATGTTTTAAATCCAACACCACCACCAAAATCATTTAATGTTCTAACCCCAACATTTGAAGTCATAATAATTAAGGTGTTTTTGAAGTCTATTTTTCTTCCTGTTGAATCTGTTAAATGTCCTTCATCAAACATTGGTAAGAAAATATTATATATGTCTTGGTGTGCCTTTTCAATTTCATCCAAAAGAATTACTGAATAAGGTTTTCTTCTAACTTTTTCGGTTAATTCACCACCCTCATTATAACCAACATATCCTGGAGGAGCACCAACCAAACGAGAAACATTAAATTTTTCTCCGTATTCACTCATATCCATTCTGATAACATTTTCATCTGAACCAAACATTTCTTTTGCAACTTGTTTTGCCAATTCAGTTTTACCCACTCCACTCGGTCCTACGAATAAAAATACTCCTATTGGTCTGTTATGTTTACGAATACCTGATTTATTACGTTTAATTGCAGATACCACTTTTTTCACTGCCTCATCTTGACCGATTACATTAGACTGAATTGTTTCATCTAATGTTAACAATTTTTTATTTTCATTTTCAGTCATTTTTTGTACAGGAATATTTGTTATTGAAGAAATAACTTCATAAACATTATCTTCGGTAACTTCAATACGAAGTTTGTCTAATCTTTCTTCATACTTTTTTTGTTCTAACTCAAGTGAATCTCTTAATTTTTTCTCCTTATCACGAATTTTTCCTGCATCTTCATAATTTTGATTTTTCACTGCGGTTTGTTTCTCTTTAACCACTATTTCTATTTCTTTTTCTAAATTTTTAATTTTTTCAGGAGTTACTTGAGTCATTTTTAATCTTGACCCAATTTCATCCATAATATCAAAAGATTTATCAGGTTGAAATCTATCAGTAATATATCTTGATGATAATTGAACAATTTTTTCAACAACTTCTTCTGAATAAGTTACTTTATGGAAATTTTCATAAGTAAATTTTGCTTGATTAAGAATTTTTATAGTGTCCTCATGATTTGGTTCATTTAACTGTACCATTTGGAATCTACGTTTCAATGCCCCATCTTTTTCAATTGTACGGAATTCTTCTAAAGTTGTTGCCCCAATGATTTGTATATCACCATTTGCTAATTTTGGTTTTAGAATATTGGCAGCATCTAAACTACCTGCTGCAGAACCAGCACCAACAATAGTATGTAATTCATCAATGAATAGAATAACATCAGAATTTTTTTCTAATTCATCAAGAATTGCCTTAATACGTTCTTCAAATTGTCCACGATATTTAGTACCTGCTATTAAAGAATTCAGGTCTAACATATAAAGTGTTTTATTTAAAAGTGGTTTAGGCGCAGTTTTATTGACAATTTTCATACCAATCCCAAACACTAATTGAGTTTTACCTGTACCTGGTTCTCCAACGATTACTGGATTATTTTTCTTTTTTCTACCTAAAATCTGACAAACTCTATCAATATCAACATCACGACCAATTACTGGGTCAACTTTACCTTCTTCAACCCTTTTATTAATATTCACACCAAAAGAATCTAATACAGGTGTTTTAGATTTAGTATTTTTGGTTGGTCTTTCTTTTTTATCATCTTCTTCATCACCTTCTGTTGCACCACCCATTTGTGATACTACTGTTTTGTATTTGGTTTCGATTTCTGTGAAAGTTTCTTTTGTCATGTTGTGGTTTTTTAAAATTTTATAAATATTGTTGTTTTTATGAATTAAAGATGCAAATAAAACATCAGTTGTTGTGTAAGTATCTTTTGACTTTTTATATTCATATTCAGATGCAATGTTGAAAATTTCATCTAATTCTTTAGATACTCTTAATTTTTTAGAATTATTATTTAAAGAAAAAGTTTTTTCTAAACTAACTAAAAGATTATCTAAAATACCTTTATCTTTTATATAATTTACAAAAGAACAATCTTCATCATTTATAATCAAAGAATATAAAAAATGTTCAGGTTTAACTTCATAGTCACCCAATTCTAATGCCTTTTTATGTGATAAATTAAGAATTTTTGTAACTTTACTTGTAGGTTTTCTCATAATGTAAATTTAATGATTTTTTTCAATTTTTTAAAATGCAAATTTAATCAACTGTGGTTGTTAAATTTTTATTGAAATTAATTGGGTATTGTCCAGTTCTTAAAAAAGTAATTTCTTTTTCAAAATTCAAATAATCTTCTTCTTTTAATATTATTGATTTTAAAAAGTCTGGACTAAAAGTTAATTCTAAAAATTCTTTAATATTGCAAGACTTTCTTGATGTTGTTATATAAGGGTCTTGGATTTGTAATACAGTTCCTTTTGATTCTTCAAAAGTTTTTATTTTTAAGTAAGAAAGGTTGGTAGTACCTTGTTTTTTAGAATATGCAATATAATCATTATAGTTTTCATTTAAGAATTCTTTAGGATAACCAATTCGATTACCAACTAATAACATATTAACTATTTTAACAGAATCATTATCAACAGTTTCTTTATATTTATCAAGATTTTTTAATAAATCTTCTTTAATATTTAATTTTACTACATCTTCACCTAAAAATTTACCATCTATTTTTGATTCAGTTTTTTTAGTTTTATATTTATCACATTTAGTACAATTAAAACCTTCTTCAAATGGTTTTAATTTACACTCGTTACACTTAAAACTACTTTTAAACTGTTCTAATGAATTAGGTTTATCACCAAATAAATGTTCATATTTAAACTTATCATCATGAAAATAAGTGTTATTACCCAATAAATTTATTATATCCTTAAATAAACCTATTGTATTAAAAACTTCACTTATTTGAATTACTTCTTCTTTGGTATGTGGTTTATGATAACCACAACTTGCATTTAACATTAAAACATTAACACCTTCCCTTTTTAGAGCAACAACATCAGTTTTACTACCAACAGTTGTTTTATATCCCCACTTTTGAAAAGTAGGTGTTAAAAGTAATTCTTGTTCATCATTAAATAATTCAGTATAATCACCATAACGAACAATATCTTCATTACCTTTTCTGTCTGCTTGTAATATATAACCTACATTTGAAAAGAAGTCTTTTGTACAAGTATATGAACCTATTTGTCCAATTTCTTCGTTATGGAAAAGAGCAATTTTAACTTGTGGTAATTCCAATAATAATTGAAGTGCCACAAATATACCAACTTTATCATCACCACCAGTTCCATATTGTTCTATTTTAGAACCATCAATTGCAAATAATGTATCACCAATGTGATATACTTTATATTTTTCAATTATTTTATGAACAGTATCTTTATGTGCAACAATACAAGGATAAACTTTTGATTTACCTTTTGTTATAAAGAAATTTTTATTACCATATTCATCTTTTTCTATGTAATAGGTTATTCCTTTTAACCCCCTTATGAAATCAGTAATATATTTATCCATCATACCTTCTTCACCAGAATGATAGGATTGAATAGAAACAATTTTTTTCAAACGTTCTAATTGATTTCTATTTACTTTAACTTCTTTTGATTTTTTAACTGAACTAACCATTTTTTTATATTTATTTGAGAATTTTTCCATATCTTTATCAATAAAAGAAAATTCATAAGGATTAACTAAATTTTTCAATAATTTATTAATCTTTAATGAACATCTTGATTTTGATTTCCATGAATCAGTATCATTTTTAATATTTTTTAAATGTATTAATGAAACTTCATCAGGATTTATACCAAAATCCAAATAATTACCGTGATTTTTTATAAAATCATAATTATGGGGATTATCTAATATGTCAATAATTTTTTTAGATATATTACAACCTTGTAAGGAAAGGGAGTAAATTACATTAAAAAAATCTTTTGTTTTTAAAATCATACTACAAAAGTAAATAAAAAATCCAAATAAAACAACTGCAAATTAATCAAAACAACCTGGTGATATTTTTAATTTATTACCAAAATGATTTATTACAGTACCATAAGGAAAGAATTTCATAATTATAAATCCATCTTCTTTTAATTTGGTTTGAGATTCATTATATGTAATATCTTCAACTTTAATTTTTTCAGTTTTATATTTTTCTTGTTTAATAAAAAAACATATTCCCTTTTTATCTATTTTATTTTCCTCGTAAGTTAAATCTCTCATATTATTTAAATTTATAAAATAAAAAATCTTTAGATGATGAAAAATATTTTTCTAATATTCTACTTATTTTTTGAGTTGTTTCCACCCAAAATTTATCTTTTATGTGTTTCTTATTTTTAACATAAAAAACCAATTCCAAAGAAAAATAAGTTTTTTTATCTTTTTTTAAACCTGATTCAGGAAATTCAAAATTTAAGATAAAATTCTTATTAAAATTACTGTCTTTTTCAATACGTTTATAAATTCTTTTTTTTAGTTCACCCTCAAAGAATCTTATTTTTTTTCTACTTTCTAAAATATCTTCATAAATTGGTAAACCCCACCCGCAAATGGTGATGTAAAAACTTTCAGGATTATTTATAGTCGTAAATCCCCACTTAACTCTAAAGAAATTATTTTCGAGTTCGTATTCCTTTCCCTTCATTTTATAGTTATTTTTTAAAATTTAACAAAATATTTTTAATAAATCAAGTAAGTTCTTTTTTTATTAAATGCAAAATACTTATCCATTGTTTTTCGGTTTGTGGATTAAAATTTTCTTTTATATAAGGAAAAAATTTATTGTAATCATTAAAATTAATATATTCAGAATTTATCAACCAATAATAATATTCTTCTATTAATTTTTTTTGGGTTTGTTTTGGTAGATTTTTTGGTTCTATGTAAGAATCTTTTGTGGATAAAAATTTTGTAAAAGATTCATCAGATGTTTCTAAAAAAGAAATTCCGTATGCAAATGCAAAAATAAGTAATACTATTAATATAGGAAAAAAATCCATTTAATAATTTTTTATCAATAGTTCTATTGATTTTGTTTGTTTTAGATTTTGTCTTGCCATACTTGGTTTAACAAACTCTTTATTTAAATAAATCCATTTATCAGGGTTATATATATTGTTAATACCTTCAAAATCATAGTAAGATACAGAAACTTTATTATTTAATGAATCCAAAACCTTACCCAATCTTAGATGGTCATCATAATTAAAAGATTGATTTGAATAATAATCTTCCAATTTAAAATATGGTGCATCTATATAAAAATATGATTCAGGATATTTTTTTATTACTTCTTCAAAATCTAAACATTCAATATTTGTTATTTTATCAATTTTATTAACCCATTCAGGTTTTATTAGTCTTTCTTTAAAAGTTAAAAATTTTGATTTATATTTACCTTTTAAATCAACAAATTTACTTGTTTCAGGTTTAGTACCAGAAAAAACTTGTGTAACAACATATATATAATTTAATCCAATTTCAAAATCAGGTTTTTCGGGATTATATTTAAAATCACTATTAAAACAATTTTTCTGATAAAAATCAAATCTTTCCTTTTCTTGTGCAGGAATGTCTTTAATATGATTATAAAATTCTTCGTGATGTTTTATACATAAAAACAAATTTGCATTTAATGGATTAATATCATTATAAACAACTTCATTTAAATTATTCAATTGTTCGGTAGTTAAATTAAAATATACCCAAAATGCACCACCAAAAGGTTCACAATAAGAATTAATATCGTTTGGTATATATTCTTTAATCCATTTACCTATTCTACTTTTACCTCCAATCCAAGAAAACATATTAAAATTTTCTTAGAAAGATAATGGATTTTATTTAAAAGTAAATTTAATCATAAATAATATTACCAAATCGAATTATCTTCAAATAAAATTACATGGTTTATTTGATTATTAAACGGTAATTCAACTGTACCATAAACTTCTACAAGAATATCAGAATAAATTCCAAAATTAGGGTCTATACCCAAATTTTCAATCATTTCAACAGTATTTAAATTAACTATTCTGTCACCCTTCACAGAATAAAAAGTTCTTTCTTCATTGAAGTTTCTTACAGTTCCTATGTTTACTTGTTCATGCAACATCCAAACAATAGATTTTTTAATCTTTGATTGAACTTCATTTTCATCATCCAACCTATTTAAGTTATCAATAAAGATATTTCTAAATTCAAAACCTTCTTCAATACTTACAATATTATTAATTAAAATATTTTGATATTGATTTAAATCAATATTATCAATATTATAATCTTCAAGTATGTTTCTTCTTAAACGTTCTGCAACCCCACCACCATACATTAAATTAACTGGTTGTTGTCTTTGAATTTCCTCAAAAATAATCATGTTATGTTCGTTCAAATGGGTTCTAATGGATTTCAAAAGAAGTTTAACATTCTCTTCTGGAATATCCATTAATTTTATTGCCTTTTTGGAATTTTCATTTAATGTTATGGATAATTTATTTTCATTATTAATTGTTGCATTAACAACAATATAATCATAATCATTAAACCCTAAATCCCCCAAATTGAATGTTTTAAATAAAACATCTTCATTATTTTCTCTTGGGAACGATATATATCTTTTATCTTTAAAAATCATAATATTTTAAATTTTTGGTAAAAAATTATTTATTTGGTTATTAAAATGGTCAACAAACATATTTTTTAAATTTTCATATTCCTTTGGTGATAATTCAATACTATTAATGGATTGCAAGTTTTTTTGTGTCCAAACATCTATGTAAGGATAATAAAAACTTATGAAATGTTTTCTTAGGTCATGATTATACTCAACGAAAAGTTCAAAACTTTTTACATCATTATTTTCTTCGTAAATAAAAGTAAATGAAAAATTATTTTCATTTATTCTTAAATTGTGGATACTTGTTTTTGGTAAAAAATTGTGGAATAGTTGAATTAATTTTTCTTTCATATAGTTTATTTTAATTAGTTAATAAAATTTTAGATTTTTTGTGTGCCACTTGATTAAATAAATCATCTCGATTAAAAGTGTCTAAATAAGGATATTTTATATTATTAAGGTTATTGATTGTTGTTTTTAATTTCAAATATTCAACAATTCTTGTACCATTCCAATATCTGTTTATGTAATGAAGTTTTACAATAAAACCATTTAAAAAACCAATCAAATACATTAATTTTTCGATTTCCTCATTTAAATAATAACATCTATCCATAAAAATTTGACCGTTATCTAATCTCCAAAGTAATGCTCGACCTTTTAATTTACCATTTTCAGTTACAATTAACATATTAACTTTTTCATGATTATGTTCATACAATTTTGGTGAATAACCTTGTTTTGAATTTCTCATGCAAGATTTACCTAAAACTGTTTTGGGACCATCATAGAAAAAATTGTCTTTATGATAATTTTTTTCTGAATACCAAAAGGTTATTTCTTCACCTGAAACAACCTTAATATCATAATTAATCTTAGATATATTTAAAAGGTTTTTGAAATTCGTAATAAAATTCTGTATTAAAACATCATCCTTAACAAAACTACATAATTTAGATATTTTTATTTTATTCCATTTTGATTTGTCACTATGACTACCAAAGATTTCATTATCTTCAATTTTGATATATTTAAAAACACCTAAATTTAATTTATTTAAATAATAATCATTAACAATTTTTTTACTTACTTGACAGTTATTTGTAACAGATAAAAATGTCAAATATTTAAGTGTTTTATCACACAATGAAGTTTTATTATTTAAACCCAATTCTATTTGAGAATCTTTAAAAACACCTTTGAAAGAAAAATTATTTAAAAGATTATATAAATCTAAATTTAAATTAATTTTTTCAAAGGTTTCTTTAACTTCTTTTTTAAAAGAAAGTTTTTTAAAAGAAAATGGGAAAATAAAATCAGTAAATTGTACAAATAATGACATTAACTTATTTTTTAAGGATTAATCCATCAACTAAACCGTATTCTACTGCCTCTTGACCTGTAAACCACTTATCACCGTTATTACAATCTTCTGCGATTTGTTCATAAGATTTACCTGTATTAATAGATAAAATATCATAAAGTTCTTTACGTAACTTTTTCATTTCTTCCATTTGGATTTCCATATCAGTTGCCTTTCCCTGAGTTCCACCTAAAGGTTGGTGTATCATTGTTCTACTGTGTTTTAAAGAGAATCTTTTACCTTTTTGTCCTGATGATAATAAAACTGCACCCATTGATGCAGACATACCAACATTAATTGTTTGTACATCTGGTGAAATCCAATTCATTGTATCATATATTGCCAATCCTGCTTGAACAGAACCACCAGGAGAATTAATATACATTATTATATCTTTTTTATGGTCTAAATTTTCAAGAAATAATAATTGAGCAATTATTACATTTGCTGCTGTATCTGTTACAGGACCTCCAAAGAAAATTGTTCTATCCATCATTAATCTGTCAAAAACAGACATGATTGCAAATCTTTTTTCTCTTTCTTCAACAATGTGTGGTGTCATCATTGAAATTTCTGAATTAATTTCTTTTTCATTCAATCCCAAGTCTTTTGAGAATTTTGTGAATTCATTTGTAAAGTTCATATTGTTTGTTTTTTTTATTTTATTAAATTTTATTCCAACCCATTTCTATTAAAGAATTTGCTATACATGGATTTGTTTCATAAACAAAATCATCTCCATGAGGTGATATTACCCTTACTGCTATTTGGATACAAATTACACCCCTATTTTGTTCTAATGCAAGATTAATATCTCTTTGTGTGTTTTGATTCATATTGTTTGTTTTTTTAAAAATTTAAAGAAAAAAAATTGGATAATCAATTATTTTTTAATTTTGCTAATGTATTTATATGCTGAAGGTAAGTAGTTATTATTATTATAAGGATTCATAGTACAAATATAACCTTTTTCTTCATCAACAACTAAACTATCAACAGGTGGGAATTTTTTACAAAAATTAATTTTTAATACAAAACATCCTTCACTACTTTGAACAATACCTTCTGATTTGAAAAATTCTCTTATTTTTGCTTGTGCAACTGGTAAACCATAAACAGAATTAAAAAATTTAAAATAAGTTCCTTTTTTTATTTCTTTTTTTCCATATACTTTTGTATCAATTTCTTGATTACCATGAAAAAAATAACTTCTTCCTTGAATAACCCCTTTTTCATCTTTTACAACAACCAATTGAATTTTATCCAAATTATTATAATAAAATTCATACCAACTCACATCAGGTTTTTCCCAACCTGAATTTTTTAAGTTAAAATTGGCACAAGAATTAATCGCAATTGTATTTACATTATTTGTATAATTAAATGCCTCAAGTATTTCTTCTTTGTTAGAAGGAAAGTGTAATGTTAAATTATCTCCCATTTTTGCTAAAAGTTTATTGTTAAAATTAAAAAAATCCTTTTCTTTAAATCTTCCTTTGTGTTCAGATGAATTAATTATGTGTTGTAAAACTCCTTGAATGTTTGGTGTAAATATTTTATTTTTTTCAAATCCACCATTTTTTAATCTACTGTGTTGACAATAAATAAAATTACCATTTTCAAAACCTAAATAATCATAAGAATTATCCTGTTCAACAACCAAATGACCGTAATTAAAAATATCTTCTAAAGTGTTAGGTTTAAATAATTTATTTATTTCAAAACCTATTTTAGTTTCTGACTTAGGAATTAAATTTTTAAATGATTCTTGTATTGTTAATATATACATGTAAATATTTTTTTAAAAATTAAATTAAAATCTAAAGAGTGGGTTTCGTTTTTTAACCATTCAAAGTTATATTTATAACCCATATTATTCAACCACTCAAATGTTTTGTCATAATTAACAACAGTATCATCAGTTGATATAAACAAAGTAACATCAGTTTTTTCTTTTAATTCTTTAGTTAATTCCTTATTTACCTTAAAAAAATCTTTATAAAACCATTTATAGGAAAGGGTTATTTCAGATATTGCAGGATTAAAAAGAATTGTTTTTTTACCCAATAATGTACCAACATGAAATGCCCAAAACCCACCCATTGAATTACCAATTATATAATCATAATCTTTTGCGATTTCCATTATATATTTAATAAATTTAGGGTTATTTCTATTTAACTCATAATCCATTGATGGGTTAAAGAAATCAACTTTATAATTTTTTAAAATTTCCCTAACTTCTTCTTCGTGTGTTCCACCTAAACCGTGAAACCAAAATACTTTTTTCATTCTAATTCAATTTTTATTATGTTATTTAAATCAACTAATTCATTTGTTTTTAATTCTGTTACATTTAATACAACACCCCTAATAATTTCACCATTTTTTAATGTAACAAGAACTTTTTGGAAACCCATTCCTGTTTCTGGTAATTCAAGAAGAACATTTTTCCAATGATTATTTAATGTTATTTTAAACATATTTTTTTATAAAAGAATTTAAGATTGTTCCAAAAACCATAAATTAAATCTAAACAAAAAAAAATTAAAAAGTCAAATTCAATATTTATAATTAAAAAACTAATGTCATTTATAGATAATAAAACCAAGATTTTCACCCAAATTGAAACAAATAGAGCAATATCCCAAATTATTGCAAATAAAGAAAAAACAATTAAAGGTATTTCCAAAATTATACAACAATTTTCTTCAATAAAAGATATTGGTGAGGATATAATACCCTTTCTTTTGGATATGTTGAAATCTTTAGATGGTTATCAAAAAATAGAAGAAGTGTTTGATAAGATTTTATTGGAATTAACAAACATTGAAAATAAGGTTAAAGAAATTATATTTTTTGAATTAAAAGAAAATTTTTTATGTAATTGGACTGGAAATGGTTTACCACTTTTTATGACACAAGGGTGGAGAATTAAAATAACATCACTTGATTTGACAGAATTACTTAAAATTAATCCAAATACACAATTAGGTAATTTTTACTATGACAATAATTTTAATAAATTTCTTTATGATAATGTATTGCAAATTCCAGGAACAACATCTACATGGGGTGATTTTTTAGAAATTACTTATTTGCAAAATAGTGAAGAATTTGAATTTAAAGTAAAAAATGTTTCTACTGTTAATGAATTTTATACAAAATTTATAAATTCAATTAATATTTTTCCAAAAGAAAATATATATTCTAAATTTATGGATGAAATATTTGGTAATATAAAAAATGAACTATCTTTATCTTCAAATAAAATTAATTATGATGAACAAGTTAATACAATTATTGATAAATTATTGAATTCTGGTGAATTAATTGAAATTGATAATTCTTTTTTTGAATTTACCGAAGAAGAAACTTTACTTAACAATACTAAAACTAATCAACTTTTATCTGGTTTTGCAAATCAAGTATTTTGTGATATTAATGAATTAAATTTACCAACATCATCTATTACACAATCTTTTTTATTAATTAAAAATTCACCAAAATACAATGAAATTAAAAATCAAATAATACTTAATATAAATGAAGTGGTTACAGAAAATGATAATATTTCACAAATTAATAAACAAACATCAAAAAATTGGTTTATTGTTGAATTTATAAAAGGTTTACCAAAATTATTAATATCATTTTTAATAACACCAAAAATAAATTTTTTATTTATAACAGGAGCAAAGATAACAAATACATATCAAGACTACAATTTAATTGACTTTATAAAAAGTAATAAAAAAGTATTTTATAGTCTAACTAAATCTATACTTAAAACCATAATTAATATATTATATCCAATTATACTAAAACTCATAAGAAAATTAGTAAGTAGAATTATTGCAGAAAAAACAAAGGAAAAGGTAAGAAATCAAAAATTGGTTTATAGTTCATTAGTTGGATTAAATAATATAAATAATATTATAAATAATATTACTGATAACATACCTGAATTACCAGATAATGAAGTTTCTGCTATAATATTACTGATAAGAACTTTATTAAATAAGTTAGAAGTACCAGATACCCCAGCACCACAAATACCTTCACCATTAATACTTGCATCTGCAAGAAAACCTGGTTTATCTGCAACAAAAATTACATCAAGAATTATTGAACGTCAAAATGAAGCAGGAATACCAAGTGGTGCATTACCTGATGGTACAATTTCACCTGATGAAGTGATGGAAACTATTAGAGTAGAAGAAATTATTAAGGGAATACTTGAGGATATGAAAATAACAGTTGTTATACAACCTGGTGTTCAGGTTACTGCAACAGGAACTTCACCATTAGGACCAGTACAAGTGGTTGGTACAACCATTTCTTTGGGTGAGGGTTATGCAATTACTCAATGATATTAAAAACAAACATTAAAAAATTCTTCTAATTCTTGTTTTGTTTTTATATTAATTATTTTACCCTTATTTTTATTAAAAAATTCCATCCATGTTGATACCACTTTATTTACTTTCCAAGAATCAAAATAACTGATTACTATATCTTTAAATTCTTTTAAATCTATTACTTCACCGTTTTCAGTAGAATTATTAAACCAATTAAATAATCTATTTTTAAAACGTTCACAACCCTTATAACCTGAATCCTGCCATTTACCACCTTCAAAATAATGATTAATAAACATCAAATACATTCTAAGAAGTTGTGGTTCATATTTATTTAAATCTACAACATTATTAAGTCTTTTACTCATTTTATTACCATCTTCACCAAGAATCATACCTTGATGTACTACCTTCTTAAAAGGTTCATCAAAGTCAATATAACCAATATCATATAAAAATTTAGTTATAAATCTTGAGTAAATAAGATGAGCACAAGCATGTTCATTTCCACCTACATATATATCAACTGGTTTAGTTTTATCATACATTATTGTATAAAAAGAAGAATCAACAAATGTATCTAAAGTATCACTTTCACCTTCCATTGGTATTGGGCAACCCCAACTTCTTTGCCTTGATACACACCAATCTCTAAAATTATCTTCTCTTAACCAATAAAGTTGTTGTTTTTTAGTCTTTTCAGGGTAGTCAACTTTTTCTAAATCTTTAATAAGTCTTTCTCTATAATCTGTAATTTTAAAATACCATTGTTCCATTTCTTTTTGTTCTATTATTGCACCACTTCTTTCACCCCTTCCTTCTATAATTTGTTCATTTGCAAGAACTGTTTTATCAATTGGGTCCCAATTAACTAAACCCATTTTTTTATAAGCAAGTCCATGTTTATAAAGTTCTTTAAATAACCATTGTGTTTTTTCAATATAATAAGATTCAGATGTAATTAATTTCTCTTCAAAAGAAGTATTCATTCTAACCATTTCCTTGCGGAAATTTTCTATATTCTCATAAGTTACTTCTTTAGGATTTCTACCAATTTTTTTTGCATAATTTTCTGCTGGAAGTCCAAAAGAATCAAATCCAAATGGTTGAAAAACATTATATCCTTTAAATCTTTGTATTTTACAATAAGAATCTACAATTGAGTAGTTATACCAATGTCCACAATGTAATCCACTACCTGATGGATAAGGGAACATAACTGTAATAAATAAATTTTTCATAATACAAATATAATAAAAAAACAATAAAAAGTCAATGCAAATATTTATTTTATATGGATATTTTATTAACAAATAAGGAATTGGTTGAAAAAATGGGTAAACTTTTTAAAGAACATGAGGATTTAAAAGTTAAAATTTATAATGATATGATTTTGTTGGAAGAAAAAGAAAAAGAATATATTGAATTATATGAAGAATTAAATAAAAGAACTGGTTTTAAATCAGAAACAAAGGTGGAGGAAAAAATAAATGAGTAATTTTTCTTTTAATAATATTAATTCAAAAATAAAAGAAAATAAAACTTTTATTTATTATGCAGAAGTGGTTGATAATAATGACCCTACTGAATCTTTTAGAATAAAGTGTAGAATACCTGATATAGATAAAATTACAACACCTTTATCAGAATTACCATTTGCAACACCACTACTACCAAGACATCTCAATATTTTACCTAAAGTTGGGGAAACTGTAAAAGTTTTCTTAAATAGTGAAGATACAAGAAATAGGGAATGGATAGGACCAGTTATAACACAATTACAAAATGTAGATTATCAAAGTTATTTTGTAAATGCATTTAATGGTAAAACTTTTGAAAATGTATCATCAAATACGCCAATTTCACAAATACCTGAAATGAATGATGTTTATCCAAATAAAAATACAATTGCATTAATTGGTAGGGGTTCAACAGATATACAATTACAAAATGACGCGATTTTAATAAGAGCAGGGAAATATGATAATAATATTATTATTGATGAATTTGATAAATTAATCGCATTAAATAGAAAAAATCCTGCTCAAATTGAGTTAAAGTGGGATGGTGAAACTTCTAATACAAATATTATTTCTGATACAATAAATTTAATATCCCACGAAGGAAACCCAAAAGTTAGTTTTAATGGGGTAGATTTGGATATTAATAAACTTCACCCACTTCCTTATGGTGATGTTTTATTGGAATTTTTGGAATTAATTAAACAATTTGCACTTACACACATTCATTCAGGTTCCAGATTGGAGTCAAATATAGGTTCAGGTCAACTAGAAAAAATTAAAAATTTTGATTTAAGTAGGATTTTAGGTAATCAAAAAATTAGAATAAATTAAGTAATAATTCAGTTTCTTCATCCATTATTAACTCAATTTCATCATTTTCTTTAACCTCATTATAAATATTTTTTATAGTTTTATTAAAAAAAATATTACAAAGATTTTTACTAAGGTTTGGTGATGTTTTAAACATCTTACCATTATCTTTATCGTTTTTTAAACTAATTTTTTTATTTTTATAATCAATTTCTATTTTTTTAATAGAAAAATTAATATTATGGAATAAGGCAATATCTTTTAAAGTATCACCTTTATGAATTCTTTGAATCAATTCTAATTTTTCTTGGAAATTCATTTTTTAATGTATTTTTGGATAACAAAATTAGTAATAAAATCAGTTAATTCTTTTTCACTTTTTGAATTAAAAATAGTGTAACCATCCTCTACAACATCAATTGACCAATCTTTAACAATATCAATTTCCTTTTCATTATCCAAATATTTTATTTTTTTTACAATTGTTTCAATATTTGCAATAGGACTTAAAGTTAAAACCTCTTTCTTTTCAAAAGTAACTGGAATATTTTTTAAAAATAACTTAGAACCATCACTATAATTATAGTGTAAAAAAATATTGTATTTAATATCATCTATATTTGAATGATATTTTAAACTTTCAATTAATTTAGTTAAGGATTTTGATTTTCCAATTTTTAAGAAATTTAATCTATTAACAGAAATTTCAATATTATTAACATCACTAAGATTTGCAAAAAATCTAACTTTTCCTTTTAATTTTACTCCAGGAATATGTTCAATATAAAAAGTAACAGAAGAATAATCACTTGCACCTTTTCTTATGTAAACCCTATCAATTTTAAGAATTGAATCTTTTGGTATTGTTACCTCAAAATCACCTATTATTTCTTTATTTTCATTAGAAAATATATTAAAATAAAAATGTTTTTTTAATTCTTTTGGTAAACTGTCTTTTTCAGAATTTTTAATCAAAAAACTTTCATCATAATCTTCATTAATTTTTCTTTTTGTACCCCTTCTATTATAACCTTGACCTTCATAATAATATGTAGTATTATTTACCCTTCCGACCATATTATTAATAAATTCTTTTGGTAGAAAAAATTCAAATAATTTAGAATTTCTACTTTCTTTGACTGGAAGAAAAGACCAATCTTCCTCTAATTTGATTGAATCTCCGATTTCAGGGATATATAGTTTCATGTTTTATAAATTTTCTTCTTTAAATTGAAAGTTTGGTGACATAAATTCAGGATGAATTCCTTCATCAAAAATATATGCATAAAAATGATTTTTTAATAAATTTAATATTCTGTTTCTTTCTTTAAATAACATTCCCTGACCATAAGTAATGTGCAAACAATTTTTTAAATTAGGTTTTAATTCTTCTAATTTTTTTAAGTCAACAAAAAATTCTTCATATTTTTTATTTTCTTTAATCATTTCTTGAAGATATTTTAAATCCTTTTCAAAATTCAAAATATAACATTCTTGATTAAAGAAAATATCACAAATTTTAACATCTTTAATTAATCTACCTTTTAGAATGGTAAAAGTATCTAAAAAATCAGTAGTTATTGATAACTGTTCAAATTCCGAGTAATTATCAACATTAAAATTTAATTGATAATTAATCAAATTACTAATAAATTCAATATTAAAATTTTCTTTATTTTTTGTTGGTACTATAAAACTTAAATTACCCATATTTTAATCATTTTCACCCATAATTAAAATTTTCTTTGGACAATTATCAATTACTGCTAAAGTACCATGTCCTTCAAAAGAACAACCATGTAAATCGTCATATTCAATGCGATTTGGTTTTTTTGATAAAATCACACTACATTCTAAACCATAACCATCTGCAATAACCCATTCAGGATGTTTACATTTAAAATCAAAAATTTTATTTTCGTTTCCAATTTCTAAAAATTCTATATCAGAAATATCCCAAACACCATAATCTAAACAACGTTCATCAAGTCCTTCTAAACTATCATATAAATTTTTTAAATCTAAAGAAATTTCACCACCCTTTACTAAATTGTGAAATTTATCAAATGATTCTTTATCAGAAGAAATAACTTCAATCAAACGATTATTATCAAAATCATAATTATATTTTTTACACCATTTTTCTTTTTCTTCTATTTTAGAAATAATTTCAGATGACAAAATGTTTTTTTCTAAGATTTCTTGTTTTAATTTCATAATTGTTTTTTTTCCAAAAGTAGTCAAAAATCCCAAATAAAACAAATGCAATATTTATTAAATAAAAAATGGGATTTTACAGAACATATTTTACAAAGAATAATACAATACTTAGAAATCGTTTGGTTAATACTGCAAAAAACCAAGTAACAGAATTATATTACGGTAAAGATGTTCCTATATTTTCAGGTAATACAAGTGGTTTTAGTGGAACAACAGATTTTTCCAGATTCTTATTTCAGTTTGATGTAACTGAATTAAGGGAAAAATATATGGATAAAACCATCATATCTTCCACCACAATCACTCATAAACTAAAAATGACTAATACATCATCTTTTGATAGAAGTCTCTTAGGAAAACCGTTTAAAGACTATTTTAGAGCAACATCATTTGATTTAATTCTTTTTAGAATACCAGAATCTTGGGATGAAGGTGTTGGATATGATTATAATAATAGAAATTCAATTAATTTCCAAACAAATGAAACTTTTTTATTGGGTCCATCAAATTTCATAGAAAGGGGAACAAACCAAAATTGGACATTAACTGGTGCAGTTGGTGGTAATCCAACAATATTAAGGGAACAACATTTTGATAATGGTGATGAAAATCTTGAAATGGATATTACAGATATTGTAAATGATTTAATTACTGGAACAACCGAAAATTATGGTTTTGGTATTGCATTTAGAAGTGATTATGAAAGATTAGTTACTGATGAAAAATATTATGTTGGATTTTTCACAAAATATACACAAACACTTTTTGAACCACATATAGAAACAGTTTGGGATGATACTGTACTTGATGATAGAAACAAATTTTATCAAAACAAATTAAATCGTCTTTATCTTTATGCAAATATTGGTGGAAATTATGAAAATATTGAAATAGGTCAGGTTAAAATATATGATAATGAAGGTAATGTTTTTAGAACATTTTCATCCCAACAAATAAAACAATCAACCAAAGGTGTTTATTATGTTGAATTTAGTGTTTTAGATACTGATTCAGAATGTCAGGTTAATTTTATTGATGTATGGAAAGATATATACTATAATGGTGTAAAACAACCTGATGTGCAAATGTATTTTACAATACAACCAAATACAAAATTCTTTTATATAAATAATAATGATAAATTACCAACCAATTATTCAATATCATTAAATGGTATTAAAAAAGATGAAACAATTTTAAGGGGTGATATTAGAAGAATTACAGTTTTTGCAAAAAAAGATTTTGAAAAAAATAATGAAGTTATTGATGGATTAAAATGGAGAATATATTTAAAACAAGGTACAGAAGAAATACCTATAACAAATTGGTTAGATGTTAATAGGGGTTATACTTATAATTGGTTTGAATTAGATACCAGTTTTTTATTACCAACGATTTATTATTTGGATATTAAATTAGAAACAGGAAATTATGTTAAAACCTATAATGAAACTTTAAAATTCTTTGTTGTTGGTGTTGATGATAAATTTAATTTATTAACTGCAAGGGATTATCTTGGTTAAATTGGTAATTTAACTTTTGAAAGAATTTTATTTGAAATATGAGTATATATTTCGGTAGTTTTTACATTTGAATGTCCTGCGATATTAGATATTATTTTTAAATCTGTTCCTGTTTCTAAAAGAGTTGTAAAACATGAATGACGCAGATTATGAATTGATGTTTTATAATCAATATATTTTTTATATATTTGTTGACAAGATTTTATAGAATATTTTCCTGAATTTTGTCCATTAAATAAATAAACTTTTGGTTTGTATATTTTATAATAATCACGAAGAAGATTTAAAATATTTTCTGATAATGGTACAATTCTATCTTTTTTTCCTTTTGAGTTTAATATATTTATAATCATTCTTTTTGAATCAATATCTTCGATTTTTAAGTTTACTATTTCTGAAACTCTTAAACCTACTGAAAAACATAAAGATAATATTGTTTTATGTTTTAAGTTTTTTATATTATTAATTTTTTTAATAATTGTTTCTGAATCAATTACTTTAGGTAATTTCTTTTCTTTTAAAGGTCGAATAAAAGAAATTTTATCATATTTTTTATTTAGGACTTCTTTATATAAAAATTTTAGGGAACTGATTATTTGATTTTGTTGTGAAGATGAAGAATAATTGTAATTTGTAACGTATTCTTGGAAATCAGAAGAATTTAATCTTGTAAATGATTTATTCTGTTTTTTAAAAAATTCACAAATATAATGTAAATAAATATTTTTAGTATTTTCAGAAAAACCCTTTAATTTCAATTTTTGGACACAAATTTCGTAATAGTTAGTTTCTTTCATATTGAAAATCAATTAGTTATGGGTAGTTAGATATATACAATAGTTAGTTGCAATTGCTACATTTGTTTTTAAATTAAACATTTGTGTAAACATTTTTATTCTTTTTTTTGCCTACACACTACAAAAATATAAAAATTTTTAGTAAAAAACAATTTTTTAATATATTTATATAAAAATAAAACAATTTTATATGAGAACAACAAAAATTACTTTAAATGAATTACGTAGCTTAATAAAACAGATTATTAAGGAAGAAAGAATGCTGAATGAATCCCTAAATAAAGATATTAGGGAATTTGGTAAGGATTTAGGAAAATATTTAACAAATTCTGGTTTTAAAGTTAAATTTATGAGTGGTAGAATGTCTGATGAAGATATGAAGCAAATAAAAACGAACACAAATCTTGTGGGTTTAGTGTTAGACCAAAATGATTCACAACAATCCTTGTACATGCACTTCAATCCAAAAGACTTAAACAATATAGAAAAAATAGTTGATAAATTTCAATTATCACCATATAGAGGTAAAGTTATGTCTAAAGGTTGGACAAATAAACAAGTTGTTGGTGCATTAAATCCTGGAGATATTTTTAAGTGGGATAGTCAAAAGGATAGTGGTCTATATCAATTTTTTAGACTAAAAAAGGTTGACAGTAAAGTTTCCAATGTGTAACCCCAACACACAAAATTAATAAAAAAATTTGGAAAAAAAACAACAGCCAGTTAGTGAAAGTTTAAGATTAAGAAATTATTTTAAATAATCCACCACACAAAAAGAATAAAAATGTCTTAGTGCTTTGATTGGAGTTCCGTAGTAAATAATCCGCAACTACAACTAACAGCGTGTATAAAACATTAAAACGATTTTATACACGCAAAACGTTATGCGAAAATTTGCTTACCACCCTCAATACTCCGAATGAACTTTAGGATTGATTTTTTCAATTTCTGCATACGCTTCTTCAAACTCTTTTGTAATGTGTGGCTTTATTTGCATCTGTTTCGATATGTAAGACATACAAGCATCTATTCCATTCCAACTATATTTTTTGTAAATAGGTAGCACCCATTCCAAATCTTGTGCATCTATCAATACCATATCTGCACACGCATAATTGAAAAAATCATTGGCGTTCATAGCTATTCCAAATGAGCCTTTAATCAGCCCACGCAAATCATCGCATAACAGCACATTGGCGTTATTGCTTTCCGTTTTCAAATTATCATTTTCCATATTATTAAATTTAGTGTTTCAATTAAGCATCTTTGTGGCAACAACGCCAGTCTGCAAAACGTTATGTTTAATTAAAAATTATTACGTGGGAAGTACTCCAACCCAGTTTCACTTATCATTATATTGTCAACAAATTTTATATCAACTTCTTCGTATTGTAACTCACCATTATAATACCTTGATATATGTAGTTTTTCACCTGTTCCATATCTACATTCAACTGATGAAGTATCATCGTCCCATGTAGGACACCAATCAGGTATTTTAATTTTACTGGCTTTCTGCTTCGTTTGAAAGTTTTTTGTTTAAATTATCCATTGTTTTTCGTATTAAGTTTTGAGGTATTAATCAGCCACCTCGTTTAGCTGCCAAACGTTATGAAACATTCTTCATCCTTCTATTGATGTTCGCTAAAATCATATCATACTCGATAAATATGACATCACCTTCTCGTTCATCACTTTCTTTATATCTACTCGGTTTGTAAAAATCTCTAACCATTTGTTTAGCTTCGACATATTTACCTTCGTTTAATAATGGTTCAATTTGTTCTGATATGATTTTAGCTAATTTCTCACCCATAACATCAATATATCTATAATATTCCAATGAACGTTTCATAACATCAGATATATTCAAGTTTTCTGATTCGGTTAATTTAAACTTGTTAAATTTGTCAATGTGTTGTCTCATTTCTTTACTCATAATTTTCTTTTATAAGAAAAAACTACATATATCTGTGTCCGTTATGTTCAATTTTTAAAAAATTATGAGTTTCTATTATTAAATTCTTCTGAACTAATTCTATCGTGGTAGGTATGGACATCACCACAATTACTACCGCATAATACTCTTTTTTAAGTGCTTCGTATTTCATAGGTATAAATTAATTTTTACTAAATATAACAACAAATACTATACCATTTTCATCCTCAAAAGAAATTTTTCTGAAACTTTTGTATTAAACCGTAAGTTTAAATCTAATTCTCTTGTAAAATTTCTTTTAATCCATCCTTTGAATCAAATAAATAATCTGTGATGAAATATTTTACAATAACTTCCACCAACATTCTTCTGTAACTTTTGTTTTCTAATTCTAACATAATTTTAAGTTTTAATTTGTAAATTTTGTTTAACTAAATATAACAACAAATATAAGAAATAAATTTTGATTTGTCTAATGCAAAATTTCATAATCCCTTTCTTCTATATATCCTGTTTTAAAATATTGATAAACATCCTTATAATATTTTAATGAATCTCTTATTTGTTTGGTATTCAGTTCAGTCATAGTTCTGATATATTCAAATATTAAATTTTTATTATATTTATTATTTCTTAAAAAATATTCTTGTATTTGATACCAGTTATCAAAAATATCAACAAGTGCCAAACCAACTTTTAATTCTTCTTTTGTCATATTTTTTTCATTTTCCTCAATTTTATCAGAAATCACAACAGATAAATTTTTAAAAACCTCAATAATTAATTCATTATAATTTAAATTTAAAGTTTCAGTTTGTAAATCCTTTCTATCATTTTCCATTGTTTCAATATTGGATGGTGAAATATCTTCATAAGATGCATTAGTTTTAGTATTTTTCTTTGATTTATTAATTTGTACAATTAAATGTCTTTTAATGATTGTTCCAAAATAAGAATATGATTTTTTATTTTTTTCAGGTTTAAATTTATCCATTTTTGTTACTAAAAAAGATAAAACATCATTATGAGTATCATCATAATTTAAATCTGGACGATATAGTTTATATCTTCTTATTATTGAATCGGTCATTTTTTTAAGAGGATTTTTTAAATGTTTATTAAAAATACTATTTCTTTCCTCTTGTGAATTACTTTCTAAGTACCTTACTACTGCATCCTCTTGTTCTTTACCCCAATATCCTTTTGCCATTTTTTAAAATATTATTTTCTATCTTCTGCAAAATAATATTCTTTTTTTGATATTTCGTAATATTCTTTTGCATCATTAGGGGTTAATTGTTCATCTTTGTCATTTTTATAAGACCAAAATAAACTACCTTCTCTCATGTTTGTATGTTTATAACCAATTTTAGGAATTGTCATTACTTTATAACCATTGTAAGTTACTCTTAATAGAAACTCATAATTAAAATAAAGTTTAATAGATTTTTTAAGACCACCAACTTTTTCAAACATTTCTTTGTTAATTATTGCACCACTTGGATTAAAATTTGGATAATCTTGTAAAATATTATTATCTAAATAACCCAATTCATCAGAAAATTGCATTGCCCAAACAGGTTCGTTAGTAAAAGAAATCATTTTACCATCAGTATTTACATCAACAGTAATGGGTAAAAAAACTGAAACATCACCATAGGATTTAATATATTTCTCCCCATTTTTAATCCATATTTTACTCATTTCATCATCTACTTCAAGATAAGAAAAATAAGGTGTTTTTACTTCTTTTACACCAACATTTATTTGTGTACAAAAATCTTTACTTTCTTTATTTTCAACAATTCTAACATCTAAATCCCCATAATTAAAATTATCAACAAATTTAATTACATCTTTACACAAACATCTAACCACTAAAACTTCATGAGGTTTTACTTGTTGTTCTTGTAAACTTTTTATTGCAGTTTTAAAATATTCTTCTACATTACCTTTTAATATATGTATTGGTATAATTACTGTTATATTATTACTTTTCATTTAATTCTTCATTTATTTCTAATAATTCTTTATGAACTTCAATTAGTTCTTTAAGTCTTTTTTCAAATATTTTTTCATAAACTTCTTTTGTTTTATTTTTACTCATTTCAAAAGAATATTGATTTTTTAATTTTAACATTTCTTCTTTAATGGTTTGATTATCATCATCTTCTAACCAATCTTTTAAGAAACCTGCAACCATATCAGGTATTTCTAAAACATTATTAACCCAGTAACCATTATTTTCAGTCATCCATTCTGGTGTTAAATTTGGTATTTTACCAATAACAGGTACACCAGATTTCATAGATTCAACAGGGAAAGTACCAAAAGATGATATTTCATCAATCCAAACTGATAAACAAGATTCAGATAAATGATTTGCAAATGTTTTTCTATCTAAACCACTTAATGTTTTAAAGGTAATCCATTTAAATTGTGGATGTTTTAAATAAAATGTTTTTATTAAACGCATAATATCTCTGGTATTTCTACCTACTATTGATACGATTGGTTTTTGTGGTTTTTCAGATTCTTTAAAAAATTCAGGAATACCAACAGGTATTGAATAATATTCAACATCTTTAATAATTGTTTTTAAGTATTCTGAAACTGTTTCAGAGTTAGTAATTACTTCTGAAATACCATATTTACTATAAGAAGTAGATGGTGGTAGATAATCAAAAACATAATCATAGTTATTACACATTATAATTCTATGACATGGCATTTTTTCTGTTTGTTCAATTACATTAAAAAATAATTCTGGTATTACTAAAAAATCTTTAGGTGATATTTTAAGTTTTTGAGACTCAACAGAAATATGTGGTAAAGAAGAATATTCTTCACCTAACCATTCTGTTACAGGAATGTAGTCATTTTTTTCATGTAAAATCCATGAATTATAACCTAATTCATTTAAAAATTTTGCCTGTTGATATATGTTTGCAACAGAACCTAATGGATTACCTTTTGTATCCATTACAAAGAAATATATATTAAAACTTTTATTACTAAATGAATTAATACTTTCTTCTAATAATTTTATTCTTTCTTTTTTTGTCATATTTTATGATTCTTTTATAATATCATTTTTTAAAAGGGTATTAAAACTTAATTTAAAACCATAACTCATTTCACGTTCAAAATCTAATTTACCATCTTTATTTTCTGCATTTAAAACAGTATCAACCATCATTCTTATAAAATCTAATTTAACAGTATCTAATACATAAAGTGGTTCATTCATAAATTCTTGAATTTCTTTTTCTGTTGGTTTTTCAACATTTTCCTTTTCAATAGTTTCACTTGTTTCTTCTTCATCATATTTCATTGATAAAACATAATCCATAATTTCACTATCGTTTTCTTCTATTCTTATCATATCTGATATTGCATTAATATCAATATAATAATCATGACCATCTATTTCAAAATATTCTTTTTGATTTTTGTTTCTCATAGTTTTTCTTTTAATTCTTTTAATGAATTTATGTTTTCTTCACAAACCCAATTTTTATTATTTTCTGTATTAAATTTAATAAATTTTTTATTTTCAGGTTTTAAATCATATATCATTTTATTATCTGAAACTATTATATCACACTCATTCCACAAATCTGAATAAGTTTCAGTAAAAACAATATTTGGTACGGTAGATGAATATTTTGATAAAAAAAATAATGTACTAGGTATTGCCTTACCAAATTCTCTGGATATTAATTTAATCTTAAAACCTTCTAATTGCAGATTATTTAAATAATTAATTATATTATTTTCTGATTCATGTGCATGACCAAATATTTCAAGAGAATGTTCTTGAAATAAGAAATTAATAATATTATTTTTAAGGAATTTTAATTCTTTAGAAAAGTCATAAGTGGTTACTTTTTTCTTTCTATTATGGTATTTATTTAATACCATATTTAACTTAGTTAAAGTATCCCTTAAACAACCATCTATTGTAATACCTACTACCATAATTTGCACTTAATAATGCAAATATATGATAAAAAAAACAAATGTAAAGTAAAAAAATTAAAAAATGTATAAATGGAATAAATTTTGTATCATAGGATATTCTAATTCCATATAATCTTTAATCGTAGGTCTTGAGTATTCTTTTATTTTTATTTTTATCCTTTTTGTTCTAACTTCCCATTCTTTTGTTTCATCATTAAAAAATAAGGTTTCATTATGGATTTTTGGTAAATGATAATATTCAAATGAAATTATTTTTTCATTAAAATTATATACATCCATTATTTCAATTTTAAAACGAGAAGAATTTAAATACCATAACATACCTAATAATTGTATTAATAATTCAAATTCTTTAAATTTATTACTAAGTGAAACTATTAATAATGAATCATAAGAAACTGTTACTTCTAAATAGTCTTTATTTTCACTAAAAGATAAATCTAATGAATTTGCATCACAAAAAAGTTCTATTTTCTTATAAACCTTTAAAATAGTATCAGAACATTTATTAAGAAACATATTACAATTTTTTTAAGTATTTTATTATATCTTTTTTTGTTACTTCATAATATAATGTATCTTTAGAATCACTAAATATAAAAGAAAAATCATTAGTTTGAGATGAAACATATCTACAATTAAACTCCTCACCTGCATTTATGGTATTATTTTGTCTAAATAAAATAACTGCAAGTTTAAATAAAACTTCCCAAAAATTAAGGTAATTAATACTTTTAATTTTTTTCTTAAAAACAATATGTTCTTCTGTAAATAAGGATGGTATTTTAAATATTATAAAAATATCACCCTTTTGCATCATGTAATTTAAATCAAAATCATTTGAATACAATTGGAATAATCTGTTTATTTCTTTTTCATTCACCATAATTAAAGTTTTCAGTATAATATTTAACTTTATTTCTAAAAAATGATGTGTCCAATAAAAGTTTAATATCTTTATTTAATCCTATTTTTCTATAAAATTTCATTGTTAATTTTCTTTTAAATACATAACTATTAAAATCTAAATATTCATCAGGAACACCCATTAATTTAATATATTCTTCTATTGCAAGATAAAAACAAATTAATTTAAAATCTATTAATCTTTTATTATCTGTTTCAAAATAAAATTTTTCATCATCATTTATTGATACAGTAAATCTTATAAAATTACCATACATATTTTTTGCACTAATATTAACCTTATACTTAAAAATACCACATAATGTCATTAACATTTCATTTTTTGCCCAAAGATAAAAATTTGACATTATTTCTTTTTCAATAATATCTATCTGCTGTCCAACATTTTTAGACAAGCGAATAATTTTAAGCGACTGTGTATATTTACTTTTCATAGACGTAAATTGTTACTATTTTTATAAAACAATTTATTTTTTTTCTGTGGAAATTAATTTCCCTTTTTGATACACTTCTATCTGGTTAATATCCATTTTTTTATAATTAAACTTATTTGTTCTTGGTCATATATTAACATAATAACACCATTTCCATTTTCTATAAAACAATTATATTTATTATTTATTTTATTAACATAAATTCTTCTTAAAAGTGTTTGTAATTCACCATAACAATGCATAAACATTATAATAATTACCAATTCTTCAAATTCATTTTTAAAAATTAAGTCACATTTAAGTTTATTGTTATTTGTGATAGTATAAGATTGATTTTTATCCCCCCTAAAAATAACAAAATCTTTTTTATAATTCAACTTATTTTGAATACAAAAATTTGCAAAACTAACTATAATTGAACTTGAGTTAATCATTAGTGGTATAAATTAATTTCAGTTAAATCAATAATATCTTTTAAAGAAAGTATAATTTTTTCTTTATCAATAAATTTAACTTTATTTGTTCTATTATCAACATAAGATGATGTTTTTGTTACCCTTAAATAATTTATTGAATAATCCATTGTAAAAAGATAATCAGATAATTCTTCATATAAAATAAGAAAATTACTATATAATATTAAACAAAGAAAATCTGCATCAATATCTTTAGTTTTATATTTTCTATCTGAAATACTTAAAAAAGTTTTATTTGATTTTACTAAAGAAATTTTAATTAATTGTTCATGTGTTAAAAAATGTGAAGTTTTACTTATTGTAATTCCATATTCTTCTTTAAGAAGTCTTTCAACAGTTCGTTTTATATCTTCAATTTTTATCATAAAATGATTGGATAATTTTTTGCAATAATATCGTGATAAGTTTTTTTAATATCACCATAATTGTTTGCAATTGTTTTAAAAATTTCTTTATAATCTTCTAAATTATATATTTCAGTTGTATTATAATCTGTTACTATAAATTTTTTTGTTTTAAGTACATCTGGTTTTAATATTATATCATAATACTTATAATCCCCTTTACTGAAAAAATGATTTAAAAAATCTTCACTATTGGTTAAATTTTTTAATATAAAACTAACACCCAATAATTCACCAAAACCCATTAAATTATGATTTTCAACCGTTAATGTGAAACCAAAAACATCATTACCAATATAAATTTTAACATACCCCTTTTCTTCTTCCTCATAGATATAATAGTTTGGTACATTAATATATGTTAAAAATTTTTTTATATTATTATGTAAACTCATTTAAAATTTTCCAATTCTTTTAGTTTTTTAAATAATTCTTTTTCTTTATCGTTTACTTGTTTTGGATTTTTAAGTAAAAGTTTAATATATAAATCACCTGTTCTATAAATTGTTTTAAATCCTTTTCCACCTACTCTCATAGTGGAAAAAGGTTCTGATAGTGGTTTAACCTTAACTTTAATTTTTGTTTTATCTAATAAAGTTATTTCATGTTCACAACCTAAAATAAAATCAGGATATGATAAAGTTAAATTATATCCAATATCGAAACTATTAATTCTTATTAAATTTGGGTGATGGATTTGATTAATAAAAATAAATAAATCACCTGGTACTCCTTCACCTTCACAATCATTACCCATACCATTTAAAATCATTTGCGAATCAGTATCAAATCCTTCTGGAATAGTTATTTCTTTTGTAACTGTTTCAGTTTGAAATAAACCATCAACAAATTTTCTTCTTTTATATTCAACGGTTTTAATGCAACCACTATAAATTTCTTCTAAAGTTAAATATAAATCAATTTTAAGATTTTGACCTCTTCTTTGTCTTTTAGTTCTAAAACCACCACCAAAAAATTGATTTATTATATCATCAAAATCAAAATTTCCACCACCCATATTAAATCCACCTGAATCATATTGATTTCTTTTTTCATCATCAGAAAGTATTTCGTATGCCTGGGTAATTTCTTTATATTTTTCTTCTGATTCAGGATTTTTATCAGGGTGATATTTTTTTGATAATTCCCTAAATTTCTTTTTTATTTCTTCTTTTGAAGAATCTTTTGTAACACCTAAAATTTCATAGGGATTTTTCATGGTAATAATATAAAGTTTAAATCTTTAGAAAATGTTTTTTTATTTACATTATTTTCAACATGAACAAATTTTAATCTATAAGTAAAATCTTCAAATTGATTTGTATAACCTAAACCTAAACTTTTTGTTGTTGGTAAACTTTTATTGTTTGACCAAACAATTTGTAGAAAAATATTTTTTTTAGATAAAAATCTAAAAAACTTTATAATAAGATAATTTCTAATCCAAAGTTTATAATCTAAACTAAACAGAAATAATACAAAATTCAAAAGTAATGAAATATCTTTTGGTTTTGATTGATTTATTTTACGGTTTTCCCAAAATTCTTTTCTTTCTTTTTCATAAAGAGAATGGTTATCCCCAATTGGAATTGAATCAAAACCTTCTTTAATTAATAAACTTTGTGGTGGAATTGATTTAATATAACTGTTTTTCTTTGTTTCAAAAAAACTTTTCATTTTGTAAATTTAATAAAAAAAAACCAATTAATCAAATTTCTTTTTAAAATCTTCTTTTAAATCAAATGGGTTTTCATACTCTTTTGTGTATAATCTCATATACATTAAAGATTTATTAAATATTGGTTTCATAAAGTTTTCGTGAATAATTTTTAAATTATCTTCTGTAAGTTGTCCTAAAAAAACAACAGGTACTTTAGAATTATCATCCATTAATTTTTGTTTTAATACTGATATGAATCTTTCAGTATCAGATTCACATTTGGTAATTAAAAAAGAAATTCTATCATGATTATCTGTTATATATATTTTTGTTCTAAAATAAGATATGAATTTTGGTACATCATTATTTATAATAAAATTTTCATATATACCAAGAAATGTTAATTCTTTTCTTTTTTTTGGTTCTTTATCTGAATAAATACTAAAAATTTCTTCTGTTCTCCAGGGTGATGCATGTAAAATAACCCAATCAGGATGTGTTGATTGTAAAATAACTTCTCTACCTAAATTATCCCTAACACCATCAATTAACCATTTAGGTAAAGAATTTTGATTTAGATTTTTTCTTGATGTTGTTAAAATAACTTCTTCATTTTTTTTTATAACAACATCACATTTTGATGTTCCTTTAGTAATTTTGTATATAGATGGGAAAAAAACATTGGATGATAATTCAATATATTTTTTATAATAACCTATTGCAGTCCATAATCTACCAATTCTTTTTGATGCAAAAGATTTATTACCACTTTTTGTTTTACCTAAATTTGCAATTTTAAGTTTCTTTTTCCAATCGGTAATAAAAATTTTAAAATCAAATTCATAATAACTTTTATATGGTCTGTATCTTGATTTTTCCATTATCTAAAAACATCATTTTTTTTTTAATTTCCCATACCATATATATTCAGATTTACGTCTTTTAACATAATCAGATAATAAAAATGTCTTACCATTTATTTTATCCCTAACATTCTCCATCTACGATAAATCAAATATAATATCTTATCTAAAAAATAATTTATAAAACAATTCTTAAAGTTTTAACTATATTCTTTTTCCCCATAAAATCAATAACTTCCACATCTTCTTTATTTTTGTCAATATAGACCCTTATTGGTTCATTATTTTTATAAAAATTGTAAAAATGTTCTACATTTAAATTTTCATTATGTGGTATAATTTTATCATTAACAATCATAACATTTTCACACTCTTCTAAAATTGCACCAACTTGGTGACTAATAAATAAACAGTTTTAATGTTTTATTCTTATTAATTTTTATAAAGTCAAAGTAAAATTATCACAAAAATTTTTAACAAATTCTGCTTCCACATCTCCTGTAAATTCATTATTAATCCATACATCAGTATTTTGAATTTCTTCAAATTTAATTTTGAATGTTCTAATTATTTCAATCACATTATTATAAATAAATTGAATAGGTAAATCTTTTACATTATTACTAAATATTCTAACAATAACAGCAGGTATTATTATAGCAATATCACCTTTATATGTTTCAATGTTATCTAAAAAATGTAATTGGAATAACTCACATGCTAATGCAGTATTTCTTTTGTTTTTTGTTTTATTTAAAAAACCTATAATTTCCCATTTTCTAATTAATTCATTTGAATTTTGTTCTATTTTTAATAGTTCTACCATAATTTTATTTTTTTTAATTTTTTTTTAATTCCACAACCCAAGTTTACGCATTGCACCCAAAACAACACAATATGCATCACTCATATCATAACATTCTTTAATTGGAATTGAATGTTTATTTAGGGGCCAAATTATTTGTGGTTCTTTTTCTGATACCAAATTCCATATAATAATTTTCTTATCACAATCTTTTGGATAACCACCAAATAAAACTGATTTACCCAATTTATTTTTTTGCATTAAAACAGGAAATGCATATTTTCTTGCATCATAAGAAGATATATACATTGGTTTAATATTTAATAAATCCCATATACATTTAGAAATCATACCATTGAAACGTAATAATTTTGCAATTGTAAAAATATTATTACTTCTAAGTAATGGTTCTTCTATAAATACCTTTTCTATATTATTCCAGATGTCAGGTAATTCTTCTAATTGAATTTGAATAAACTCCTTAAAAACATCACATTTTTCAAATAAAATATCATCTTCCTTATTTTTAGTTTTAATTTTTGGTGTAACATATCTTAATTCTATCAATTTACCTTCAATAGAAAAAATTGATACACCAATTGTTTTTGATGATACATCTAATCCTAATACGTATTTCATATTATCTAACTATATTACAATCTTTTGGGTTTATGATAACTCTAACAAATTCAGAATTTGAAAAATCTATCTCATATATTGATTCGCAAGAAATTACCCATCTATATAAATACTCTTTATTATCATAAACATCAATTACATAATCAAAATCTTTTAAATCTTTATATTCAATTAATTTTGGGGTACATTCTTTTTTAAAGTCAACTTTTAATACTTTCCATTTTAAATGAGTACCATTGATATAATGTGGTTCATTACATTCTAAAATTTCAGTTGGTTGAATTTCAATAAAAGTACATTTTTTTTCTAAAGAATTATCATATTCACTTTTTTTCCATATTCTTTCAGTATTCCGCATAGGTTGTTCACCTACTGATTCTTCATCCTGAATTGTTACAGTACCATCTGTAACAGTAAATATTGTCCTACCTTCTTGTGGTATTAGTGTACTATTTGTAATACTTGTATTATATACAACTTCATTTTCTTCTAATGAATTTTCTTCTAAAGTTCTTCTTAGACTATTAATTTGTTCTAATTCTTCATCACTTATTCTATTTTCTCTAATTGGCATAATGTTTATTTATTATTTTCTAATAAGGTTAGTACTTCTTGTACTGCCTCTTCTAATGTTTCAAAATCTGAAACTGGTGTAAATCCTATTTTTGTTTTAACCAAGAATTGTGGAACATGGTCATATTCCGAAAATTCTTTAAAAGTTTCCCATTCTTCTTCATTTTCATGAATATCTTTTTCTGAATATTCAATTCCAGAAGAATTTAAAAGTTCCTTAATTTCCTTACAATAATCACAACCTTGCATTGTGAATAAAAATACCTTCATATATATATTTTTTTTAAAGTTAAACTATTGCAGAAAAAAGTAAAGAGATATTTATTAAAAAAAACATAAATGTTAAAAATTTCTGACATATTAAATGAAATTGTTCAAGAAAATTTAAATAAACTAAAAGAAGGTTTAAATCTAACATCTCGTGCTAAAAATAATTTAGAACAAAGGGAAGTATTTATAAAAGATAAATTAAATAAACCGATTGAAGAATTAGATTTAAATGTTTTAGAATTAAATTTAAATAAAAATCAATTAGATATAATTGGTAAAAAAATAGTAGATAAATATCCATTTATAGAATATAAAGTTTTCCCATCCCATTTTCGTGAAAATTTAATAAGTTCAGAATATTATTTATTTCTTTATTTAAAAGAAGATAAAGATGTTTTTATTAGATTAGATTTATGGATGGGTGATAAAAAAATAAGTGATGTTATTAATTATTTTAATAAAAAATTAGAAGAAAATAATTTAAATGAAAATACTGACCCAGCAGTTACAGATATTGCCAGAGCAAAAATATCTTTAAGTAAATCCAAAGATATTTTAAGGGATATGGGGGTTAATTTCGGTCAAGGAAAATGTTCTATACCAATTGGTTATAGTGGTGATTTTTTTATGAATTCTTATGTTAGATTAATAAAATATAATGATATTAATAACCCAGTATTAACCCCAGGTAGTCAAAAATCACAAGATACATATAGATTATTTGGTTCTGCATTAAATTTTTCTAATGTAAATGTTAATCAAAATCAACAACCCAATGGTGGTTCTCAAATAACATTATCTGGTGTTACTTTTGAATTTCAAGGTAATATGTGGGGAAAAATTAATAATAAAAAAGTTTGGTTAGATAACAAAGGAATCGAAGTTAATAATACAGTTTCAAATATATTGAATAGTATGTATATAACAAATGAATCTAAAAATAAATTTTTAACATATAATAATATTGATTATGTAAAAACAAATATTGGTTGGGCAACATATAATAGAACAACTGGTAAAAGTGGTATGGTTATCACTAAAAAAAATAATGTACAACCAAATCAAACAACATTAAATAATGAATGGTTTAAAATTAATCCAATACCTAAAAATTATTCATTAAAATATAATGGTTTTGATTATAAATTTGGTGAAGTTAAAAAAATTCAATCACCTTTAACTAAAAATTTAAATCAACAACTAACTAATGAATGGTTAAAACAAAATTCACAAAATCAAACCAATCAAATATCAAATGTAACTGTACTTGATGATATTTCAATAGAAAGTACAAAAGAAAAATTAGTTAATTGTGAAATAGAATTTTATGAATTTGATTCTTCTTTTTTGAATAAACCTTTGCAAAAAGGATTTAGACCAAGAAAATTAACACCAGGTTCTTTTATAAAATGTAAAACAAATTATTATATAAAAATTTTAAAATCTTATCCCAAAATGAATAATTGTGAATGGGGTGTGATTTATATAACCCAATTAGAAATTTAATTATGGCAAATAACCCTTTTAATAAACAAGACATTGAAAAAGAAATTGAAAGACTTAAAGAATTGGAAGAAATAACCAAATCTATTAATGGTAATTTAGGTCTTTGGGTTAAATCTTATGGTCAAATTAATAAAATTCAAAAGGAATTAAATAAATCACAAGATACAATAAATAAATTAAAAGAAGAAGAATTAAATACTACTGACCAACAAAGAAAATTATTATTACAAGGTGTTATAAAAGAATTAGAAAATGAATATTCATTAGTTGAAGAAAAATTAAAATTAATAAAACAAGAACGTAATCTTCAAAGAGCAATACAAGGTGAAATAAAAAAAAGAACTAAAGAAACATTAGAAAGTGTTGGTGAAACCACAAAACAATATGTACAACAAAATTTTTCAGTATCATCAATTTTATCTTATTTAACAGATATTGATTCACAAATAAGAAAAACCAATCTTGCAATAGGTGGTGGTGAGGAAGGATATAATAACATAAGAATTTCATTGGAAGAATCTGCAGGATTTTTAAGTAGAATTGGAGTTTCTTTGGCAGATGCGGCACAATTTCAAAGAATAATTACTGAACAAACTGGTAGGCAACAATTTTTAAATAGACAAAATGTTGAATCAATTGCATTAATGGTTCAAGGAACAGGTTTACAGGCAGAAATGATTGGTGAAATTGTTGCTGGAATGGAATTATTTGGCAGGGGTATTAATTCAACAAAAATGTTTATTGAGGAAACCCTTAACATGTCAAATGAAATGGGTTTAAATGGTATTGCTGTAACCAAAAAAATTGGTGAAAATCTTAAAAAGGCACAAGGTTTCTTTTTTAAACAAGGTCAAGATAAAGGATTACGTAACATTGTTATGTTATCTGAAAAATATAGAATGAATATACAATCTGCATTAGGTTTTGCAGAAAAAGTACAAACTGTTGAGGGTGCAGTAGAAACTGCAGCACAATTACAAGTACTAGGTGGTTCTTTTGCTCGTTTAGGTAATCCTTTTGAACTTTTATTTAAAAGTAGAAATGACATAGAAGGATTTGTTGAATCTTTGGTAAAAACTAATGACCAAATTGCAACTTTTGATAAAAAATCAAAAACATTTAAAATAAGTGCTCTTGAATTACAAAGATTAAAATCAATTGCAGAAGTTACTAGTATCCCTTTTGAGGAATTAACTGAATCTGCATTAAAATTTGCTCAACTATCTAAGGCATCATCTCAAATTAATTTTGGTACTAAAAAAGATAGGGAAATGATTGCCAATATGGCAAAATTAAATGAAAAAGGTGGGTTTGATGTTACATTTGAAAAGGGTGGAGAACAAGTTACAAGAGCAATTGAACAATTAACAAGTGCTGATTTGGGTTATTTAAAACAAACACAACAGTCTTTGAAAGAAAGAGCAGAACAAGCAATGGGTTTTGATGATACATTAAAATCTGTTACAGAAGAATTAAAAGCAACACTTTTACCACTTTTAAAAGGTATTAATGAAGCATTAATTTCCTTTAGAAGTTTTAGAGATTCACTTTTTGGTGAAGATGGTGATAGTTTTGCAAAAAAAATAATGATGGGTGGTTTACTTATTGCAGGGGTTGCTCCAGTATTATTATCTTTTGCATCAGTATTTTTAAGTGGAATTGGTAGATTAATGGCAGGTGGATTATTAAATAAGATGGGTTCTGCAAGTGCAATGTCAACTGCAACTACTTTGGGTAAAGGTGGAATATTTTCATCACTTTTTGGTGGATTAAGTGTTGGTAAAGGTATTGCATTAATTGCTGGTGTAAGTGTTGCTATAATTGGATTATCTTATGCCTTTAAAAGTTTGGGTGATGTTAATTGGGGTAATATTGATATTGGTAAACTTGGGGGTCTTATGGCTGGTGTAGTTGCTCTTGGTTTTGCAGCTGCAAAACTTGGAGTTTTAATTAGTGCTTCTGGGGGTGGTGTTTTTGGAATAATTGCTGCAGGAATAGGAACATTAACCTTATTATCACTTCCAATATTTACTTTCTCTTATGCATTAAATTCTTTAGGTGATTCTTTTAAAAATTTATCTATGGGAGTTAATTCTATTGATACAACCAAATTAAAAGATGTTTTATCTTCTATGGGTGATGTATTATCACAATCAACAAAATCTTTTGGTTCTGCAATTACTGAATCTTTATTTGGTAATAAAATAGAAGGTGTTGTTCAACCAATTGTGGAATTAAGTAAAATTGATAGTGAAAAACTTAAAGTAATTTCTAATCTATTTGCTCAATCAAAAGGAAAACCTTTAGTTGTTAAAGTAACTGATGATATTAATATCAAATTTGATGATTTAAAAATCAATATTAATGGTGAAACAAGTGTTGTAAATAATTCTAAATTAAGGGAAAATATTAAAGAACAAGTAATTCAATCACTAAATGATGCATTTTATACAAATAGAATATCTGTTCCTTCTTTAAATGGTAGAGGTTAAAAATTTAATTTTATTTTATTGGTGTGAAATATAGGATAGACTACGTTATAAGGAATATAACCATCTTTAATTATTCTTATATCTTTATATGTTTCATTTTTTAAAAAATTATTTTTATTTAATTCTTCATAAATTTCAAATGAAACTAATAAAAATTTAATTTTATTCTTATTTTTATCAATAAAATTATCTAATACATTCATTTATTTAACTTTTTATTCATTAGTCCAAAAACATTCTACTGTTTGATGTTTTGAACCATTCATTGATTTCATTGGTTTGAATTCCATCCAATCTGCCTTACTATTTTCACAAACAATAATTTGACCAATTCTAGATTTTGACCATTCAGAAAGTTTATTAAAATCTATAAGTTTATTACTCCATTTATATCTATGACCACCATATTGATATGGTGGGTCTATGAACCATGTTGCTTCTTCATTTTTAATTTCATCATAATTACCTAACTTTATTTCCCAATGTTTAATTTTATATAAATTAGATGATATTCTTTCTTTAGTTTTTTGTGGATTCATTCCTTGAAATGTTCCTGCTTTTTTTTGTGGGATTGATGCACCTTGCCCTGCAATAAAACCAAGTAATGTAATTTCTTCTTCTATTAACCCATCTGTATTAAAATATTCACCTCTATTAAAATTTGGTAGTTTTAAAATATCTTTTTCAGAACAAGATTGTAAATATTTCCACAAATTATAAATTTTTTCATATTTATCTACTAACAAAATATCATTTTCCCAATATTTTAAACTATATCTTGCACTTCCAGCAAATGGTTCAATTATTTTTGAATATTTAGGTGGTGGATAATATTTAACTATTTTACTTTTACTTCCGTAGTATGAAAACATATTTTATTTTACCTTTTTAATTGGTTTTAAACTACCTGAAAATATTGTATTACCAATTTTAATATTAATATCTTCCTTAATTAATTTTTCCTCATAAACCTCATTTATTGTTTCATAAACAATTTCCTTAATTACACTTCTTAGTTCATTAATATCAAAATTAAAATTTCTATTTTCTTTTAAAACTTCCCTATCCCTTAAATTTGTTGGTTTTTGAATATTACCTTTCTTAATATTACCTTGTGGTTTAATTTCATATTTTTCATCCAAACGATTTTGCAAATCCTTACTTTTATTTATAATATTCATAGGTACACCAATATTACCAGTTATTGCAGTTGCATCAATTTTTGGGATTGGAGTTTTTTCCATTATTTCCAATATATCTTTTGGTAGTTTCTTTTTAACTTCTTCCCTAATATTTCCACTTGGTTGTTCAGGAATATATTGTGGATGATATTGTGGAACAAATGTATTTTCTTCCATTAATCCATGTTGTTGTGGGTTAATTGTTGTTTGTAATAGATTTGGTGACATTTTCTCTATTTGGTCATACATTGAATCATAATCTTCTGAAACTTCGTTATAAGTCTTATAATCCTCATTTATGGGGTATCTTGATGGTTGTATTGGGTCTTTGGTTATATTTTTAATATCAACAGATTCAGATTTCTCCATAACCATTTTACTTCTATTTAATAATTGTGTTAATTTATTTGCTCTTTCTTGTGCCTCTTTTTGTGATACTTTAATGTCCATGATTTTTTAATTATAAATATTTGCAGAAAAAAATAAAGTAAAAATGCATATTTTTGTGAAAAAAAACAAAGAAAGATATAAAATTAGTTATCATATTAAAAAACTAAAATATCAAAATCCTGAATATTTCTTTGTTTTTAAAAAACATAAAGATGGATATAATATTTGGAGAATTGATACAAAACTTTAAAATAATTATTAATTTTAAAATGCACCGCCAAAATCATCAGTTAATTCATTATTATTTCTTGGTGGAACATCATTAAAATTTGCAATTGCCTCAACTCTATTCATTGATTCATCACCATTTGGATTAAATCCTGGTCTAACTTCATCAAATCTTTGATTTCTAAGTACTTGCCATTGAATTATTCTATCAGTTCTGAATAATCTCCAACCTGGAACTTCATTTGGGTGGTCAGATACTCCATCCCTTTGCCATGCCCTAATTACAGGGTTATTTGCCTTAGATAAACCAAATGCAACAGGTTCAACTGTTCTATAACCTCTAACATTAACTGTATCACCTATATAATAAAATCTAATAACCTTTCTATTAGTTATTGCATCAAGTACTCTGTATCTTGCAACACTTTCAGAAATAATTTCCTTAAATAGATTATATATTGATTTCATTATTTATAAATATCAATTATTTTATAATAGGTGAATTTAAAGGATGCAAAAATCTATCAAATTCAAAAATAGGTTGTTCAGATATTTCAGAATAAAAAGTTTCATTTAGATTTTTTCCAAACATCTCATAATTCAATAAGTTAATTTTTTTGTACAATTTCTTTTCGTAATTGTTTATTTTTGATTTAATCATTCCTGACCAATAAGAAATAAAGTGTTCTGTATTTCTTGTTCTATCACCTTTTAATTCCTTAAATTTATTTATATATTCATCAATATTGTTAACATTTTTTAAATGTTTCTTAAAATCAAAATTTTTATATTGATTTAGATATTTAAATTCTTCTGAATTAAAAAATATATCCCAACTTTGTTTTGTGTTATTTGGATTACTATTTTTTATATGATGTAGTATAGAATTTATTCTAGCAGATTCCTCTGAATTTAAAAAATAGTAAAGTGTGTTAATGAAATAATTCCATATATCATCTTCATTATAAAGTTTTTGATATATTTTTGTATTTTCAATGTCTTTATTAATTCTATTGTTATTAAATGTTTTTATTAACTGATAAAGATGTAATAATTCATGTGATAAAATATATTCTATATTTTCTTCATTATTAATATTTAATGTAATTCCTATCTTTGCATCATATACATCAAAATCACCGTAAAAATCAAATCTATTGGAACACCAACCATGATTTATGGTATAATCATTTTTGATTATAATCAATTCTATTAATAGTCCATTTATATTATATTCTTTTAATTTAATATTTTCTTTTAAATTAATTTTTATTTCATTTTGTGATGTTAAATTCCATTTTTTATTGTTATATTTATTTAAGATAATATTATAAAGATATTCTAAAGTCGGTTTCATTTCTTTTAAATACCCACTTTCAAGTAATAATTCCAATAAATACCTCATAAATAAATTAAATAAAATCTGGATAAGTGTAAGAAGAATTAAAACGATTTCTTGATGTTGCATTACCTCTTTCCAAAATATCCAAAGAAGAACCAATTGAACCATTTAATTCACCTTTACCCTTAATATCTCCAGTAGATAATGCATTTGGGTGATTTGTGTCATATAATGAACCTGGTTGTTCGTTATATATATTTCTTGCCTTATTATCAGGTCTTTGTACATTTCCTATTAATTCTAATGGTGATGGCATAATATTTAGTTTTTTATATAAATATATCTAAAAATATTTTATTGAATAGACAATTCTTTTTAATTGTTCTTTTCTAAAATCATTTCTAATAATTCCTTTCATTTTATTTTTTCTTTTATGTGGGTATTTTACATAATTAAATGCATCATTATAATTCATTTCAGTATTCTCAACTATTTTTTTTATTCTTTCTTCACCTGCATTAGATTTTTCTTTTTTAACCATTAAAACATATTCTTTTATTTTATCAGAAAAAATATCATAACCGTTAAAAAGAGTTTGTAACCTATCTATAAAAAATTCATTAAAATAAACTTTTTTGTTTCCATCAGTTTGTGGTGAAAAATTTATTGTATCAGGATTAATATTCTTTATGAAATCATTAATTATTTTATATGCAGTTGCAGTTGAACGAACCGTATAAAACTATATAATAAAATATAGTAATTTCCTAATTCTTTCATTCACATAATGATTTAAAAATTTATCTTCACTAATAATATTTTTAATAAATTCTATTGTCATAGATTATTTTTTATTCCTCTTGATGTTGTTGGAACTTTGTCAATACCTAATGATGGTTTAACCATTTTATTTTTATCTTTTGTATGTGTTTTTTTAAACTGATTATCCAAACCTATATCATATAGGGTTTCTTTCTTTTTATGTATTTGACCTCTGTATTGATTTAAAATATTTTCAATCCAACTTTTCATTTCCAATCCACCTGCAAGATAAAAATCAATTCCATCATTATTTTTGTCAAAAAAGTTTTTTAACCTTTTAATTTCATAATAAGAAATAGTATTTTGATTTAAAAGGTAGTTTGAACGTTTTGATGACATTCCATATTCTTTTTGGTATTTTTTTATTTCTTCTTTAACAAAACCAGGTATTACAAATTCTTTTCCTTCTAATTCAGAATTTGTTTCATTAAGTTTACCAAAACTATCATATTTTGAATTATCATTTTCTTCATATTCTTTCATTTTTTCTAATGCATCACCTAATTTATTAAATCCATGAAATGTTGGTAAATTTGGGTGTACTAAAAGTATATCGAAATGACTAAATCCAATAAATAAATTTTTCAAATAATCAGAATATATTATTATACTTATTCTATCAAATGTTATAGGGAAATTAATTTTTTTATTTAGTTCCCTTTCAAATTTTTCTTTTAATTTTTTTAAATTAGTATGATACAACGTAAAAAACCCCAAATCAGATGTTGTAAATTCTTCAATTGGTTTTTTTAAAATCTGATTTATATATTCTTCCCTTTGTTTTTCTTGTTGTGATGCACGAGATTTTATTTTATCACCTAAACCCTCTTTTATAAAATCATCTTCAATGTTACCACCAGTCAATATTTTTTCAATATTTTCTAAAGAATCTTTATCTAAATCAAAAGTATCATTATATATATTATAATGTCCTATAATATCCATATCATCATAATAAAAATATCCATAATACAGAACCCCAACATTAATCCAATCATCATCTTCAAGTGAAGGATTTAATTCTAAATTATCACTTAATAAACCCCTTCTATTTAATATTTCTTTTAATTCGTTTTCATAATATTTTATTCTTTTATACCAATATTTAATTTGTTCAGATAATTTAGTTATTTCTTTTCTTTTTTCTTCATTAACAGAATCAAATACTTCTTTTATTGGATTATATTCGTCATCCAAAACCATTCCCCAATTACTTTTATTTACTTGGGTTTTATTTATATATTCAATTTTTTGTTTTAGATTTTGGTTTGCACGAGAAGTTAATTTTAATCCTTCTTTTATTTCCTTTTGTTTAAAAATTCCTTTAAAAGTTTCTTTTTCTCTTTCAATAATTTCTTTTCCTTTTTGTATTAATTCTTTTATTGTATTTGCACTACCAAAAACTCTAACTGGTTGATTATAAGAAACCCCATTAGATAATGTTCTTCTTTCTATTGTAGAATAAGAATAAGTTAAATCAGGCAAATTACATCTAAAATTAACATCTTTAAGTTCAAATGTAACTGAATTAATAAATTTACCTTTTAATCCTTGTCTTTCTTCTATTTCATAATCATAATCACCCATTTCTTTAATTATGAAATCACTTATTTTGTAAGTATATTTTGGGTGGGTATCTAATAAAAAATTATATTCAGGATTTGATAAATTTTCTAAACCTTTTTTTAATATTTGATTTATATATTCCTCCCTTTGTCTTTCCTGGTCTCCAGCACGAGATTTTAAATTTAATCCCTCACTTATATTTTCTTTTTTTAAAAAATCCAATAATTCACCAACAGTTTTAAATTCCTTATATAAAGTTATTTTTAAATTTTCTAATTCAGTTTTAATTAAAAGAATGAAATCATCCCAAAATTCAATTCTATAATAACCACTATCATCTAATGAAAAAGTAATTTTTGTTATATCATCTCTAAAATCCTTTTCAATTTCATGATATGGTTCTTGTTGTAATTTTTGAAGTTTATCAATTATCTTAACATAAATTGGTTTTGCATTATCATCACCAATAAATCTAATTTCTTCTGGTGTTACATCATTAATATTTTTGGATAATATATTTCTAATATATTCTTCCCTTTGTTTTTCTTGTTGTGATGCACGAGAAGTTAGTTTTAAACCTTCATTTATTTTTTCACTCTCATATTTTATCTCTAATTTTTTTATTTCTTCATAAACCTTCGGTAAATAAAAATTACCTATAAAATCAAAAATTTCTTTGTTTGTTAAATTATAATTATATATAATACTATCAATTATTCTATTATATGTTTCAGGTATGTGTATTATACTTTGGAACTCTGTGTCAATGTTTTTTTGTTTATCATAACTTAAATGTATTGGAATAACAGGATAATTATCCCAAAAAGGTGTGGCATAAAACAAATATTTGTCATTTTCCCAACTTACAACACCTTCCAAACTATTTTTATAAATTTCATAACCTTTATATTGACTTGGTATATTATTATTTATATTACCAGCAAATTCATTATAAAATGATTCTTTTTCTTTTTCATTTAAATCCAAATAATCAAGTTCATTATAATATATTACTTGTCCATTATCAAATTTATGTCTAACATATTTTCGTTTTATATCATCTGGTAAAAATATAAAAACTTTTACTGGTAAATTAAATTTTTCCTTATTTTTAATTTTATTTGAATAAAATTCTATTGCCTTTAGTTCTTGTTGATTGGCTCTAGAAGTTAGTTTTAAATTACCCATTTATTAAATTTGTTAATATTTGTTTTTGTTCAGGATTTATTGTTGAAAAATCAAAAGTTTTTAATAAATTATAAAATCCAGCATATAATACATCACCAGATACAACATCCATATTACCCATATCAATCATATATTTAAGAGTTCTATGAAAAATTGGTGATTGGTAAATTATATCATTTAATTTTGGTTCTAAACCAATCGTATTTTCTTCTTGTTCTTTTAAAATTTCAATAAATTTTTGTTTCTTTATTTCATCCAATTGTTTTTTCTCAAGATTTTGGATTAATTTTTCTAATTCTTTTTTTCTATTTAAGGATTTTTCAGATGTAGATTTTATTTTATTCAAGAAATTTAATTCAGATTTATAAATTTTTAGGTCAGTTTCTTCACTTTTATTTAAAGATTCAGAAATACCCATTGCAGAAATACCAAATAATCCACCCCATGCATACCCACCTTGAAGTGATGGGTCTTGTCTGGATGTTTTTACAAAATCATCTGTGGTTGATTGAGAACCAGTTTGATTTTGAAATTGATTTGGTTTATCATCCCCATCAATTATTGCTCCATCTTTATCAATCAATTCTTCCAATTCTCTTTTCTTAAATATTCTTTTTTTCATTTCTAATGTTTTTTAATAAATATTAAAATTTTTTGTTTTTTTATAATATTTATTTTAAAAAGGTATGAAAACACAAAAATGTGGTTGTGGTGGAGTTAAAAAACCTATTAAACCTAAAAAATAATTTATGAATTTTGTTTTATTAATTTTATTTTTCGCAATTGGACAAGGATTATTTAATTATTTTCTTGATTTTTGTTTTAATGAAGGAAATATATTTGATTGGTATTATGAATTTATTCAAGAAAAATTTTATGATAATCATCCAAAAATATTTAAGGTATTAGGTGGTTGTATTTATTGTTTTTCTTTTTGGGTAAATTTATTTTTCTATATTCCTTTTATTATAATTTTTTCAATTCCTTTACCAATATCTTTAATTCTTTTCCCTTTTTATGTTGGCATTTCTCAATTGGTAATCAGACTTAACCAACATTTTTTTAATTAACTTTGCATTTGTTTTAATTAAATTTTTTAGTTAGGTTTTAACAAAATTAATTAAAATGAAATGTTTAAATGGTTTAACCGATATTCAAAAAAAGAAAATTTTAAAAACAAAATTACCAATTAATATTACTTTTGGTGATTTAAATTCTGAATTATTTTTTAAATGGTGGTATTTAACCTATAAATGTAATAAACTTTATTTTTCTAAATTAGAAAATAAAAAATTAACAATAAAAGATGGGTTATTTTTTTTAGATAACAATAAAAATGGTTTAAAACCATATAATGTTTTTAATAATTCAAATAATATTGAATATGAATCTTTTTCATTAACTAAACTGGATTGTTCTTGGGATATTTTATCTGGTAAAGATATTTTGCAGGGTTATGATTCAACTAAATCTAATGTTAAATCTTGCATGACATTTAATGGTAAAAACCCTAATACGTCAAAAGGAATAATAAATGAATTAAATTTTTATTGTAAGAATAAAAATGTTTCATTATTAGTGATTAAAGAAAAAGAAAAAATTGTTGCAAGAACTTTATTATGGAAAAATGGTAAAAAAAAGTTTTTTGATAATATCTATTCACACAATCCTTTATGGAGATTCTACATTGAAATGATTTCAGAAATAAATAATTTCATGGATTGTGAAGATAATTATTTTTCTATTTCATTAAATTATATTCCAACTTTCCAAATTGTTTATAATCAAAAAAACTACCATATAGTTGATTATAGTAATATACCTTATTTAGATAATTTAATATACTATGATAAAAAAACCAAAAAATTAACTAATAATTGTAGTTTTAATACTATTGATTTAACTGAAACTGATGATTCAGAATATTTAATAAAGGAACTTTTAGAAGAACATTCTTTAAATTCCTAATTCTTCCTCAAATTCTTTTATGATTTCAGAAGTAGTTGATTCTAATTTACCATCTACTGTCATTTCAATTACTTCTTTTTTCTTTTCAAGAATTTTATAAACTATTGTATCAATTGTTGAATCGAAAAGTGGATAATAAATAACCACGTTTCTGTTTTGACCAATTCTCATTACTCTATCTTCTGCCTGACGCATATTTGCAGGTGTCCAATCTAAATCATTAAAAATAACAATTCTACTACTTGTTAAAGTAATTCCAACTCCAGCGGCAATAATATTACCAACAAAAACTTTTACATTATCATCATTTTGGAATCTTTCTACTGCAAGTTGTCTATCTTCTGTTTTTGTTTCACCATTAATTTTTACTGCAATGTCTTTATATTTTTCAAAGATTTGGTTTAACACTTCTGTATAACAAGTAAAAATAACCACTTTTTCACCGTTTTCTATGATTTCATCAATTAATTCTTGTGTATGTTTTATTTTTTCTTCTGCAACATATTTTCTAAGAACTGATAATTGAACTAATTTGTTATTTGCGGATATATTTCTTCCTTCTTTTCTTTTCCATTCAATGTATCTATCAATTGCAGAATTATATCCTTTTTCATCAATTTCCAAATATATTGGTTTAATAATTTTTTCTGGTAATTCAGATAAAACATCAACCCTTCTTTTTCTTAACATTACTGTTTGAATTCTTCTGTTTAATTCATCCAAATTTGATGCACCATTATAATCATAAATCATTCTTCCCCTTACCATCATTAATTTTGCATTACAATATGATTTAATAAAACTAACCCAATTTGATGTAATTGGATGTTCTACAATTCTAAGTAAATTAAAAATATCAAATGGTTTATTTGTTATAGGCGTTCCAGTTAATAACCAAACTTTTTTAACAGTACTTTGTATTTGGTCAAATATTTTACTACGTTTTGTATTTTTATTTTTAAGATAATGGGATTCATCTGAAATAATTAAATCAAAATTTTCTTCAATTATTTGTTTTTTAAATTTAATTAACCTATCATAATTTATTATTGTCCATTTATTTACTTTCCATTTATCTTTAATAACACTTATATTATCATCACTATCATAGAACATTATTTCATGTTTCCAATTTAATTTAAGTGTTGCAGGACAAACTATTAATATTTTGTTAGATTTGGATTCTAATCCTGCAATAACACCACAAAGAGATTTACCACAACCTGGGTCAAATGCAAGAATATATTTGTCATTTTTTAAAAGATGTTCAATACCTTCTTTTTGATAATTTTTTGGTGGTCTTGAGTTATATTTTTCCCAATCAATATTAACTTCATTTTCTACCTTAAAAAGATTTTCATTTAAATTAAACTTTGGAAACCATATTAATTTTGAATCTCCACCTTTTGTTAATTTAACATAACAATGCATTGCCTTTTCAGTTTCACCTATTACTTTCTCTATAAAAATTCTTTCGGGTAGAAATTCTAATTCTTCTTGTTTTTTTAATTCTTCTGCAAAATATTTTGTTATTTCTACTATTTTATTAACTTCCTTTGGTTTATATTCTTTATTTTTAATAATATAATCACATTGGTTTGGGGTTATGGTGTTTAATAACTTAGTTTTAAATAATTTTTTAAGTTTTTGTATGTAAGGGTTTTCACCAGAATAATCTTCAATTATTTGGTAACAACGTTTTAATTTATTTTCTGAAATTTTTTGCATTAAAATAAATTTAACTATTTATATAAAAAAATAAAGTAATGTTAAATGAAGATTTAGGGAAAGTTGATTGGATAAATAATTTGTCAATAAACATTACTGAACAATTACTTGATAATGGTTTAAATAACATGATAATTGATGTTTACAACGACTATATTGATAAAATCTTTATTTCAGTTATAAACAATAATGAAACAACAGGTAAATTAATTAATAAAGATTTAGGTAAAGATGTTATTATTAATCTAAAAATTAACAAAGATGAAAATCTTAAAGATAAAATAATATCTATATTAAGTCATGAATTACTTCATTTTTATGAAAAAATAAAAAAATATAATAAAAACTATAAAAAATATTATGATGTTAGAAATCTTCTTCAATTAAACTACCAATTTAAAAAAAATAAAATTATAGATAAATTTTTAAAAATGTTTTATCTTTCTTTGGATGAAGAAATAAACGCAAGGGTACAACAAACTTATTCTGAAATTTTTAAATTAAATAAAGAAGAAATAATAGATTTTATTAAAAATTATTCCCTACCTTTTAAAGATTCTATTGAATTAATTAATTATGATATTAATGAATTAGATGAATTAAGTAATGAAGAAAAAGATAATCTATTAAAGTTAGTGAATTATTTGTTTGATTATTTTAAATTAAAAAATAAGTTCACCACATTTAATCAGTTTAAAAAATTCTTTACAACGAAAATAAAATTTTCTGGTCAAAAACTTTATAGAAAAATTTTAAAACTCGTTGGTTCAATAATTGTCACTAAAAATGTTAATGAAAATTTAAATTATCTTATCTTATTTTATCAAGAAGAATTATTAACAGAAAATTTTAGTCAAAATTTTGTAGATTTTGATTTTTCTAATTGGAACTGATTGATATTTATATATAAAAAAATCAAGTGAAAGTAGATATAACATTAGAAGAAAAAGAATTTTTATTTACACTAGTAAAACACCTTTTGGGTGCTCCTATAAGAAAAATAGAAATTGCAGATGAACAATTAGAATCTGCACTTTTTATGGCAATAGATGAATATTCAGGTAAATTAAATGAATGGATTACAGAGAATCAGTGGCCCAGTTTATTAGGGTTAGATTTACCAGTACAAGATTTTACTGTTGCTCTTACTAATTTTACACTTGATTTTGAAAAAAGATATTCTTATGCCTATTCAAAAATTGTTGGTTTACAAACTGTTGGACCCTGGGAGTTAAAACAAGATTTTATTGAATTGGTTAGAAATCAACAACAATACATTATTCCTGCTGGACGTGAAGTTAATGAAGTATTGTGGTTTACACCACCACCATTATTTAGAGCATTTAATGATGGTTTTTATACATCATTTATTAATCCTACTGTTGCAACAAATGCAGCAGGAGCATTTAATCCAACTGGTCATTATATAATGCCTGCACATGATTATCTATTAAGATTAACAGATGTTTCATTAAAAAATAGAATGTTATTTGGTGATTTAATTTATAAAATCACAGGAGGACCAAATGGCACAAAAATTTTACATTTAATGCCCACTCCTGGAGGTCGTTTTGATTTTAATGCAATGAAATATAATGGTAGTAAAGTTTATTATTGGTATTATGATGTTAATAATAAAAATCCAGAAGATTGTAGAAAAGATAATCCTGATATTATCAAATATCCAACACAAGTACCTTTACAATTACTTTCTTATACACAAATGAATCAAACTGCAAAAAATGATGTAAGAAAATTATTCATATCACATACTAAAGAAATGTTGGGTAGGGTTAGAGGAAAATACTCTGGACAAGTTAAAATTGGTGAAGCAGAAGTAACTTTAGATTATGATGCTCTACTTAATGAAGCAAAAGAGGAAAGAAAAGAATTTATGGATAAATTATCTGAAAGATTGGAAAAATTAAATCCACAAAAAATAATGGAAAGGGTTGCTCAACAAGCAGAAAACCATAATAAGTCTTTACAGTTTCACCCATTCCCAGCACCAATAATACATATTTAAAATGAGTAATTTTACAACAAAAGTTGATTTTTTAAGGCAAATTAAGAATTTTACAGGTTTAACTGCAACTGGCAGTTGGAATTTAACTGGAAATACTATTACTTCTTCTGATTTTATTGGTTCTTTAAATGACCAACCTATAAAGATTAAAGTTAATAATACTGATAAAATAAATGTTGATAATGAAGGTTTAATAATTGGTAATAATTCTATAAATGAAGTAGGTGTTACTAACACATTATCTATAAGAAATGGTATTAAACCAACATCAGGTAATACTGATTCTGTATTATTGTTTGCAGATGATATTGAAGGTACTAATTCTTCTGGTTTAGTAATTATTTCAGAAGATAATTACATTCATAAATTTGGTAATAAAGTAATTTTTAATAGTGGTAATGGTTTGATTGAATCATCAACTTTATTAAGTGTTGATGGTGGATTATCACTATCAATATCTGCAACAACAGATAATACAGTAAATTTCACTAATGATTTATATACATTATTATGTGATACATCATTAAATAACATAACAGTTAATTTACCAAGTTTATCAAATTATAGGGGTAAAATAATAGTTATTAAAAAAGTTTCACAATCTAATCATGTTAAAATTCAACCATCAATTTTTGAAGATATTGATGGTTATGAAAATATGTTTTTATTAAACAATAATGATTATATTATTTTACAATCACCAGGTAATATTGGTGGATTTACTGGTTGGAAATCTATTTCCAAAAAATATAGTAATTTATTATTTACTCAAACAGGTAATAGTTCAACAGTAAGTGGAACAACAGTTGAAACAACAATAATTGATGGTGGTATAGGGACATTAGTAATACCAGCAGACTTTTTTAAGGTTGGTCAAATTTATACTGCAAAATTAAGTGGTATGTTATCTGCAGCAAACTCACAAACATTAACAATAAGATTAAAATCGGGAAGTGTCACTTTGGGAAGTGACACAATTACATTTCCTAATATTTCTAATAGACCCTGGCAATGTTATATTGATTTTATTATAAGAGAAACTGGTGGTGTAGGTGTTGCATCAATTAAAACAAATGGTTTATTTAGTTTTCATAATTTTGCAAGTGATGTTTTAGGTGGTGGTTTTGATACTACTAATAATTCAACATTTAATACTACTATTTCTAACACATTAGATTTTACTGTACAATGGGGTAGTAATAACTCAAGTAATTCAATTTATAGTACAAATTTTTACTTAGAATTGAAAAATCAATTTTAAAGTCCATTTAAACGAATTTCTTCATTTACCTTGTCTTGGTATTCCTGTAAGGAAGAAAGTAGTGGAAATGGTATTCTAATGGGTAAATCTGGGTAAAAATCAAACTCTAACCCTCCGAATTGTGGATTCGCTAGTTGAATTAACCATCCGTAAGTTGGATTATTATAATATTTTTGTGATAATTTATCAAATCTTGTTACACCATCTTTATAAGTTTCATACTTATCAGTACTTTTAATACCCAATTTAATGAATGGAATAAATTTAAATTGACCATCATTAAAATATTTATCATATCTATTGAAATATTGATTTGCCATATTAATAAATATTATTATTCGTCATCTATAAAATCATCCAATTGTTTACCTGACATAAGTAATGTTGGTGGGTCTGCTGCAATTGTTGGTCCTAATGGACTAGAAAATTTTGTAGATAATAAATCAGAATCTTTTAAAGTTATTGGTTTATTAAATCCAATAGTATCAATATTTATTGATTTGTTATACATATTTTGTTCACTTTCAGAATATTTTATATATTTTTGATTATCTTTTTCAAATTTTTGATATAATTCAGTATTCGCAAAGAAATTATGTTGTAATGCATTTTGTAATCTACTAACAGGACCTGACATAGAAGAACCACCTATAAATTTAAAATTAATAGTTACATTTGCAATCATAGGTTGAACACCTATTCCTTCTGGATTCAAATCCCACATTTTTTCATAATCTATATTAACACTATCAATTACTATTTTTGTATTATAAAAATCACCTAATCTTAAAATACAAATTGGTGGTGTTGAGAATGTTGTATTTAATACTTTTTTTACACCATCTTCAAAACGTTCTTTTGAAATTGTTTTTCCTGGTCTTGTACATTGTGTTAAAAAAGTTAATCTTCTATTTAAACCTTGAGGTGTCGTAGAATGGAATGAAGGATGAAAATGTCTTATTTTTTCTTTCATTCTATCTCTAAACATTGCATTCATTATAGCATCTTTTTTTAATGTTTCAAATTCAATTTCATCTTCAAAAATAAAATCACTTTCTATTTTTTCAAAAGTTCTTTCATTTCTTTCATCTAAGTCAACTCTTTGGTATTTTCCAGTTTTTTTAACATATTTTAAAACAGAACTATTACTAACACTATCACCTACTAAAATTGTTGCCTTTGCAAAACGTGATTTTATTTCTTTATCAGTATTTTCACCACCTGGATTATTATCTCCTATTGTTGCAGGTAATGGTTTACCAATTATATATTTAAAAAATATTTGATTATTTCCAAGTTCATTTTTCAAAAAATTTTCAAATTCTTTTGCTCTTGCATTTGGTAATGTATCATTATTATATTCTTGACAATTAGGTATGTTGTTACCTTGAATACATCTTTTAGATGCAGAACCTACAATAGTTATAATAATTTCATTATCAGGATATTGACTTAATTCATTTTTTATTTCATTTATTTTATCTTCAAAATCACTATAACCACCAGGATAAGCAACTGCCCATCCAGACCATGAAGAATTAATTGTTGTTATATCATTTTCAAAAAACGCACTTATTTCACCAATTGGTATTTTATTAATTATTTTACTACCACTTACAATTAAATCTTGTTCTTTATCAAAATTTGGAATATCAGGAAAATTTGGTTCACAACCCCAAAAAAACTTTTGAAATTCTTCATAAGATAAATCTTTAAAATCATCTGAATCCATTATTGCAGGATAATCAGATAATACTGTAAAAGATAATGTTCCTGTTCTTTCAGAATTATTATAAGTATAGATTGGTTCAACTCTACCAAGTATTTGTGTTGTTTCCCAATTTGCACTATTTTGTTCAGAAAATTCTAAATTATATGGTGGAAACCACATTAACCTTCCACGATTTTTACCCCTTTCCAATTCTGGTAAATCATCTGTTAACCCTTCCCATCCTAAATTTTCAATAGAGAACATGAAATCTTTAATTGAAATATCTTTTTTATCATAACCTACTCTTATAAAACCATTATCTTGTAATACTGAAAAAGAACCATTTGGTTTTTCTAAAAAATTACCTTTTATAAAAGTAGAGTTACTACCTCTTACTAAAGAATCAACATTATCATATCTTCTATTTTTTGTCCAATTTCTACAATAAGTTCCATTTTCTGTACCATCAGAACTATAATTAACACCAACTCTTGTACCTCTTGGAATTGCACCTTTAGATGGGTCAGTTGCACTATCACCTTCTTTAAAAGGCATAGTGATTATTTTACCTGGATGATATTTATCAGTACCATCAGAATGTCCATCATTTATTAATTGTTGAGTAAATCTTAATAAACCTCTTTTATATGGATTTGTGCCTCTAAATGCATTTTCAATTGGATTATCTTTTAAAGATTGTTGATTTTCCCATTGAAGTGCAGTACCAGGTGTTATTTGAGAATCTTTATCATTTTTAGATAATATTAAATTTGTATTAGTATAAACTAATCTACCAAATCCTTCATCATCTAAATCTATACCTTTAAAGTTTACTTGTCCTCCAACAGTATTGGGTGGTAAAGAATGGTCTCTACCGATAACTCTTGGTTCTTGTATTGGTGAACCTATATAATAGTATCTAAATCCTCTTACATCAGATACATAAGGTGCAGAAATACTCCAATCATTAGGTTTTAAACTAATTCTTCCTGATTCATCCCTTATATCTATTGATGGTACTAAACCTTGTAAATATTCTTGAGAAGTTCTTTTTGCAAATAAAATTACTAAATTTTGTAAACCAATTTTACCTAATTCAGTTTCATTTGGATTATTTAATATTCTACCTATAACACTATTTTGTAATTTTGAATTTGTTTGAAAATCTCCAGTTCCAATATTACCTATAATTGAATTACCCCTATAAACATCTGAAATACCATTGATTACATCAAATACTTTTGAAAGTTTATCATTTTCTAAATTATAAGGATTTTCAGGAGTATATTTATTTGAACCATTTGAATTTAATACTTCACTACCTTGTTTATAATTATTTTGAATATATTCTGGAATATGATTATTTAAATCATTATCTCTAACAAATACACTAGTATCTACTGAATATTCTTGAAGAATCGTATCTGGAGGTAATGGCAAATTTTTTGATAAAAGATTAATTCTTTCTTGATTTGCAATTTCTCTTAATATAACTGATGAACTATTGTTTGCCATTTATTTTATAAATATTTAAAAATTTTTTTTTGTAAAAATACTTTACTTTTTTTTTTATTCCCTTATATTGCACTGGACCCTAGTATATATTAATAATATTAATATTTAAATAATTTAATAAAATATATATTAATTTATTATAAGGTCCAGAAGGACCTAGTATATTTAAATAATTTAATAAAATATAT